ATAATTGTTATTAATTAAATTATTAATAAAAACATCATGTTTAATACTGTTAAGACGTTTTATATTAGTTGAAGGTTATTGTAGTATATATTATAATAAATATATAATTAATACCTATTACGCGCGTGCGAAAGAGATGCTTTTGAAGATGCTTTTAGAGATGCTTTTAAAACATCAATTAATATTAAATTTATAAAAGATTTTACAAAAGTTTTTAAAAATAATATTAAAAATTTTAGATGTAATATAAGTTGTGCTGGTCTTGCACCTACAGGTTGTAAAGATATAGTTAATATTATAATGATGATTATGGTGATGCTTTTAATACTACAAAACAAATTTTAAAAAGTATTTCAAAAATACTTGTACAGTATTAAATTTATTCTTATGTTTGAACTAATAATTTAATAAGTTAAACTAAAACAACTAAATTTATGAAAGCAAGTGAAATTAAAAATGCAGTTCGTGAACCTCAAAGTGAAGTAGAAATAGTTCCTATGGGAAATAAATTTATCATTAAAGCTGAATTTAAAGTTTCTCCTTTAATGCTAATGGATGAAAAAAAACTTAATGAATGTACACCTAATAGTTTAAAAATAGCAGGTTATGGTGAACTAACATCTGGTTATGAATTAGGTGATAAAGTTATAGTAAATGGTTCAAGAGCTATAATGCGTTTGGATATTAAAGGTAATGATAAATCTATATATTCATATTTACAAAAAGCTAAAAATAAAACTTTGATTCAAGGCACAGGTATAAAATATGATATTGTAGAATATTATCTTTATGATGGTATAGATATTTTAGGTTATATTAAACCTGATATTGCTAATGCTTAACGATGTACATAAAAAAAGAATATTAGAAAAATTAAAAAGAGAATATGCTAAACGTGGTCAAATGGATTGGCATAAAGATGAAGTAAAAGATTATATAAATAATTTTTTAAGTTTATCTGAAGATGCACATTTAGAGATATTAACTCTTTTTGAAAGAATACAAGCTGATAGTATAGCTAAAGGTTTTAATAGATTAGATGAAAAAATATATGTTCAAAGTTTAGGTAGTTTTAAAATTAAAGTAGCAAGAAGATTTTTTGTAGATAACTTTAAAGATGTTGCACATTTAAGTTATAAAGAAAAAGTTGAAATTGCTAAACTTGTTAATAGACATAGACGTCCTTTTAAAACTAAAGAACAAATAAATAAAATAATAGAAGATGCGAAAGAAAACAGTATCGGAAACTCTTCTTCCTAAAGGTAGAACTATATTTTTTAATGAAGAGCTTCATAAATATACAGATGATTTAAATCATGCTTATACATCTGTTACTACTGTTATTGGAAAATATACAGAAGATTTTAAAATGGATGATATAGCAGCGGCTTGTGAACGTATAGGTAAAAATCCTAATCATCCTAAATATTTGAAATATGCAGGTAAATCTAAAAAACAAATTATTTGGGAATGGCAACAAATAAATAAAGAAGCATGTGATAAAGGAACTATTAAACATAATTTTCTTGAAACAGCTATAAAAGAATCTAATGGTTATAAACGTAATGCAAAAGGTTTTATAAATGATAAAATTTATACCATAGATGATATTATAGCTAAACATAATTATGGTAAAATTAATTTAAAATATTTTGAAACAAAAGGTGTAAAAGAGAAATATCCTAAAATTTATAATATACTTAAAGATTTTGTAAAATTAGGTTATAAAATTTATGCTGAAATAGGTGTATATGATGCTAAGAATCTTATTAGTGGTCTTATAGATGTTTTACTTGTTAAAAATAATGATTTTATTATTCTTGATTGGAAAACTAATAAAGCACCTATACGTTTTGAAAGTGGTTATTATGATAAAGATTCTTTAGGTAAATTAAAACTTGATACTTTTATTAAAAAAGATGAAAGGTTTAAATATCCTTTAGATGATTTAGAAGATAGTGTTGGTAATCATTATACTATGCAATTAAGTACTTATGCTTATTTAGTTGAAACATTCGGATTTAATTGTAAAGGTCTTATACTTTGTCATATAAGAACTATTGAAGATGCTAAAGATGAAGAAGGTAATGATGTTGAGGTAGTTGAAATATATACTATTGATTATCTTAAAGATAAAGCTGAAAGTATGATTTCACATCATAGTAGTTCTAATATTAGTAATACTGCTATAAATCTATTTTCTTGAAATGAATGATTTACATAAAAAATTAATAGAACATAAAAATTTAATAGGATGCCTTTCTGATGTTGCTATTCAGAAAGGTTATCCTATTTTTAAATGTAATAAAAATTATCCTATAAATTTAAATATATGGGGTATTCGTAGTAAAGATATAGATACTAATTATTATAATGATGTAATTATAATTTTTTATAATGATTCAATTAGTAGTTGGTATATAGATATATATGATGCTACAACTAAACCTGGAAGTTATTATTTACAAAATCCTTTAAATGAAAAGGGTTGTGCTATTTTAAAAGAAGGATTTTATAGAGGTTTATGGAAAATAGGATTGCATAAAGGATATACAGCTTTAATTCAAGCTAATCCTTGTACAGTATATAGAGATAATAATAAAGATAATATAATTGATAAAGATATACCTACTGAAACAGGTATGTTTAGTATTGATTTACATAGAGCTTCTGCTTGGAAAGTTGAAGATGAAGTTGGTTTATATTCAGCGGGTTGTCAAGTTATTAAAGATGTAAATGAATTTAATATTCATATATTACCTTTAGTTAAAAAAGCTATTGGTAATGGAACTACAAGTTATGCTCTTATTAATGAAACAGATTTAAATTATGAATTATAAGGATATTTTGATAGGTTGTTTATTGGCTTGTGTAGTGGCTTTGCTTTATCGTGGATGCACGAATAAAGATGTACCAATACAAATGTATGACCAAAAAATAGATAGCCTACAATCGCACATAAATAGCCTCAAAAAGGACTTCCAATATATACAGGATAGTCTTAATTATAAAATAGATAGTATTACACAAGTTAAACAACAAGTTATAAAAGATTATGAAATTATATATAAAGATTTTAATGATGCTTCTATTGTTGATGATGATTCCATTACAAGGTATATCTCAAAAAAGATATATAATAGATAAAGATACAATAGTTGCATATACACCTTTTGAAAATAGACGTATTGCTATTTTATTATTAGAGGGTGAAGAAAAAGCTAAACTTGTTTTAAAACAAGATGAACTTATAAAATATAAAGATAGTATTATAAGTCATCAAGGTTATTATATACAAGTTCAAGATAGTACAATTAAAGTTACAACTGATTTAATTAGAGATTTCAATATTAAAACTATTGATTATCAAAATCAAATTGAAAAAGAACGTAAGCGTAAAAGAACTGCTCAAGGTATTGCAGTTGGTTCTATTGTTGCAAATATAGTTTTTATAACAACATTAATATTATGAATAAAAATAAGAAATTAATAGCTACATCATTTGATATATGTAGTAGTGAACATACAATTAAAATTGTAGATAAATTAGATAGTTCTATATATGCTACAATTAATTATCCAAGTTGTATTATAACTTTAGCTAAAACTTTAAGTGGTGAAGATATAAATCCAAGTCAAGTTCAAGTTTCTTTTTATCATGAATTAGCTCATACAATATTTCATAATATTGGTAGAAATGATTTAGCGGATGATGAAGTTTTAGTTCAAATGGTTGGTCAAGCATTATCTTCATTTATTAATACAGCTGAATTTAAAGATGTAAAAGAATTATTATGATATATGCTTTTAAAATAGAAAATGATAAACTTGAATTAGATTTAAAACAAATTCTAATGTATCCTTTATTAGCTAAAATTTATAAAAGAGATACATCTGATAATAAAGAATTTGCTTATAAAGAATTTAAGTTTATTTATTTTATAGCTGATAAAAAAGGATATTGTCGTCAAGCAGGATTATCTAAAAAAGAAGCTATAAAATATGGAATTAAAAATGCTGGTTTAGATAGTAGATACGAACCTGATGATATAGTTTTAAAAGCTATTGAATTAGTTAAAAGTCAATTTAATATTACACCTGTTGAAGATTTAATTGAAACTACTATTGTTGGATTAAATTTTACTACTAAATTAGTTAATATGTATTCTAAAGCATTACAAGATGCTCTTGATAAAGGTGGTGATGATTTAGAAGCTATATCTGATTCTGAAAAGAATTTAAAAGGTTTATTAAATGCTACAAATGATATACCTAATCGTATTTCAAAATTAGTTGAACTTCGTGAACAATGGGATAAAGCTGAAAAAGGTGTAAGTTCAATTAGAGGTGGTAAAGAATATAAAGCAAGTTATGACGGAGTTGATGAAAGAGAATCTATTAGCTCTGACGGGGTACAATCCCTTGAATAATAGATTTAATTATAATATTGGTGATTTACCTTTTATAGATTATCTTCTTGAAGATAAATCTAAATATCCTTTTATTAATACTGTTATAAATCCAAATACAGGTAAAAATTATATAGATGAAGATAATGATTTTTTACTTGGTGATTCTGGTGGTATTCTTATGAATATTAATTTTGTTTTTGTAAATACTGAAATATTTAGTCGTACTGCTCAGTTTTTTACTAAACATAATAAATATACATTAGAACCTGAAGATACTCCTGCTTATGATAGATTTTGGAAAGTTGAAATGGATAGACGTATAAGAGGAGTTAAAGCTAAATGTAAACTTTATATAAAAGATATACCAGCTTATCTTTCAGCTAAAACTGATGCTGAACGAAAAGCTCTTTTACATTATGTTAGAATTACAGGCGACCATTATACATATCTTAATTATGGTCGTATTGAACGTGTACCTAATGAAGAAGAACGAAAACAATTAGATAAACAAGGTTTAATTAAAGTTGAAACTATTGATGGTTTTCCTCGTTTTTGGGATGGTGATTATTGGAATTTTAAAATAGATGAATTTATAGGTAATAATAAATTCAATCTTTGTAAAGCAAAAGCACGTCGTAAAGGATTTTCTTATAAACGTGGAAGTCAAGCTGCTAATACATTAAATTCTACTAAGAATGTTACTGTTACATTAGCGGCTGATATTATGGACTATCTTACAGATAAAGGTGCTACATCACAAATGGTTAAAACTAATCTTGATTGGTTTGAAAATAATACTAATTGGGCACGAGGTTATCTTAGTGAGAACTTTGATAAAGGTATTGAACTTGGATATAAAAAATCTAAAGATGGTCAAAAAGCATACGGTTTTAGAAGTAAATTACTAAGTGTTGCAGTAGGTAAAAACGAAAGTGCTGCTATTGGTAAAAAAGCTATTGAAACCGATTTTGAAGAAGCAGGTAAATTACCTAATTTACAAAAAGCTCTTGACGTTATGTTATCTAATAGTGAATCAGGAGCTATACAAGTAGGTACAATTCGAGTATATGGTACTGGTGGTACTAAAGGTGCAAACTGGGAAGCATTTAGAAATTGTTTTTATAATCCTGCAAAAAACAATATGCTTCCTATGGAAAATATTTGGGATGATAATGCACGTCATACAGTATGTGGTTTTTTCTTTCCTCAAATTTGGGATTATGAACCTTTTATAGAAGATGGTAATTCACTTATATTTAGTGCTTATAATCATGATAAACAATTAAAAGATAAAGCACGTAAAGATAAAGATTCAAGTGAATATGTTATATATGTAGGTCAACGTGCTAATCGTCCAAGTGAAGCATTTGTTAATACTACTGAAAATATATTTTATAGTCCTGAACTTAATTCACATATAGTTAAATTACAAAACGATAGAGAATATCAATTTTATACAGATGGTTGGTATGTTCTTGAAGACGGTATTGTAAAATTTCTCAATAAAGAACAATGTATTCAAAATGGTATATTTAAAGGTAAACAATTTCATGAATATATAAAAGATGTTCCACATAATAATAGAACTGATGTACATGGTTGTGTAAGAGAATATTATCCTTATATTCCTAATAATGGTGATTTATATTTTATAGCTTGTGATACTTATAGAGTTAATAAATTAGGTAAAGATGTAACTGATAAAAACTCTTTATATTCATTTCAAGTTTATATGAGAAGCAATACTAAATATCCTCATATGTCTAAAAGACTTGTTGCTTCTTATTGTGGTCGTCTTAATAGTATGGAAGAAAATGATAAACTTCTTCTTTATGCTTGTCTTCGTTGGAATGCTAAAGTTCTAATTGAAGCTGGTACAGGTGAAACTATTCCTAATTTTAAAAAATGGGGTTATCGTAATAGACTTTTAAAAGACCCATCTTATTATTTAAATCGTAGTATGTCATTATCTAATACAAATGATTATGGTGTAGTAGTTGGTGATGGAGATAAAAAACTTGAAGGTCTTAGTATGTTACGAGATTTTCTTTATGAAGTTGTCGGATATACTGAAAATGGTACTCCTATTTATCAATTTCAAAATATATATGATGTTTCATATTTACTTGAATGTGAAAGATTTGTTTATGATAAAAACTGGGATAGAATATCTACTGGTATTGTAGCTATGTTTGAATTTAAAAAAGATTCTATTTTATTACAAAGAAGTGTTACAGAAACACAAAAACATAATACTAATTTTGCTGAACGTATTACATTATGAAAAATACAAATTCTGCTTTACTTTATAAAGTTGTTTTTCAACAACCTGACCAAAGAGTTTCTTCTCATTTTAAAATGACTAATAAAGATTGGTATATTCAAAATGCCAATTATTGTATTAAATTATGTATGGGTCAAGATGATAAAGTAATGACTCGTAAATTTCTTAATGCTGCTAACGGTCTTATAGATAAAGAAACATATGATTATGTTCTTAAAAATTATACATCTGAATTAGCTGATAAAGGAAAACTTTATGGTGAAATTAGAGATGTAGATTTTCTTACACCTATTAAAGAAAGATATATGGGTGAATTTATTAATATGTTTTCTAATTATCAAATATTTAATAATGACCCTGATATTGTACTTACTCGTAATAAATATCTTGCAGATAAAGTTATGGGTTGGATTAATCAAGGTATTATAAATAAACTTAATGAAGCTGGTGTTAAAACTAATCAAGAATCACAAGAACAATTAGATATTAATCAATTTGTTGAAGAAGAACTTGAAAAATGGCGTGATGATGTTGTTATAACAAGTCAGAAGCGATTAGAATTGATTAATGCTTTAATTGATGCCAAAGATAAATATCAACAATTATATTTCTATTGGTGGGCTTGTGAGGAATGTTATACATATAGAGAGATATATAAAAATGATATTTATTTTAGTGTTGTACATCCTATGGAATACTATCGTGTAGATAGTGGTTCTCGTTATATTGAAGATGATGATTTTGGTTGTCGTAGATTTAAACTTAAACTATCTGAATTAACTACTCGATTCAGAGATTATCTAAGTGATAAAGAAATAGATTATCTTGAAAAATTATATAGTAGTCGTAGTGTTCTTACTTATGATATGTTTATTCAGTTTATTAAAAGTCTTGATGATTTTGCTGAACGTAAAGCTGTATTGGATAAACATAGAGAAGCATATAAAGATATTACATTAAATAATGATGAAATAGAAGTATTTCATTATGTTTGGAAAACTAAAACTCCTTATGGTGTATTAGTTTATAAAAATGCTTTAGGTGAACTTAAAGAAACTATTGTTGATGAATATTATGAACTTGATAAAGATAATGGTGATGTAGAAATTCGTTGGGAATGGAAAGAAGAAGTTTGGGGTGGTTATAGATTTGGTGGTGAAGTTTGGGGTATATATTTACCTCCAGAACCAATACCTTGTCAAAGAGAAAAGTTTAATAATATTAGTGATTGTAAATTACCTTATAATGGTATTGTAGGATTAGTTCGTGGTAATTTACGTAATCCAATTCCATTTAGAGTTGCTCCATATCTTGCTCTTTATAGAATTTATACTCTTCAAGAAGAAAGAGCTATTGCTAAATTTAAGTCATGGTTATTATTTCCTGAAACTATACTTGGAGATACTAATAAAATGACTACTGAACAAAGACTTGCTATTGCAAATAAAGATTCTTTTTTACCATTTGATGATGCTGATTTAAATGCTAATGCTTTACAAAGTATTCGTGAGGTAGCTAATACGACTGTTATAAATTATATAAGTGTTTTAAAAGATTTAAAAGATGCTTTAAAACGTGATGCTTATGAGGTGGCTAATATGAATAGTGCACGTATTGGTGATACTAAAGATTATGCTGGTAAAGGTGTTACAGAAATGAATTATCAAAATGCTGTAATGGGTAGTGTATGGAGTCTTGAAGTATTTAATCTATTTAGAGAAAAAGATTATCTTGCTAATTTAGATTATTCTAAATATGCTTGGATAGACGGAAAGAAAGGTTCTTATATAGACCCAAATACTGGAGAACTTACTATTGTTGATTTGGATGGTTCATCTGATTTTAGTTCTAATATTGGTGTATATATTAGAAACAATAATGATGTTACTAATATGTTAAATCAAATGAAAGAATTTGCATTTAATGTTGGTCAAAATGGTATGCCTGATGTTGCATTAGAAGCTATAACTAATAGAAATACTATGGCTATTAAACGTAACATTAAAAAGGCTATTGAAGCTCAACGTGAATATGAAATGCAAATGCAACAACTTCAAGAACAAGCACGTGCTGAAACTGAAAAGATTATAAGTGAACGTGAAGCCATGCGTATTGAAAATGAAAATCAACAGAAAGCTCTTGATAGAGAAAAAGATATTATGATTGAGCAAATGAAGATTGAATCAGAAGAACGTATAGTTGAAGCTAAACTTAAAATTGATGTAAACGGTAATGGTTATATTGATAAAGAGGAAGCTATGATGGCTCAAAATGGTTATACTCAAAATGATATAAACCGCTTGAAATTACAAAAAGAATTAAATAGAAAGATATAATTAATACCACGCTAAATTATGAAATTGATACGACCATCACCGAAATAAATAAAGATACTTATCATATATATGTAAATATTAATGATATATTTGTAAAGACAATAAACCATATAAATAAACAAAATAATATAAAAATGGCAGAAGATACTGAAACTAAAAAAGGTATTGAATTAGAATTACCTCTTGGTGATAATGATTCTAAAAAAGATACTTCAACTGTTAAAGACCCAGACAATAAACCTGATGTAACAGGAAATGGTGTTGATAAACCGGAAGATACTACAACTAATGATACAACTAAAACAGATGATAAACCTGAAGATGTTGAAACTGTTGTAGAAATTGATGGTGAATCTTATTCTATTGATGACAATGGTAATGCTGTAAAAGATGGTAAAGTTGTTTATACTAAAGAACAATTAGATTCTTTTGAAGAAGCAACTAAAGAAGTTGATGAAAATACAGCTACTATTGAAGATTTAGAAAAGATAACAGGTATTGAAATTAAAGATGAAAATGGAAATCCTGTTAGACATGAAATGACTGTTGAAGGTCTTGCTGAACGTGAAATTGCTATTAAACGATTAGGTGAAGCTGAAGGTTTTCAAAAAGGTTTTACTAAGTTTTTACAAGATAATCCTGATGTAGCTGAAATTATTAATTATAAACAACGTTTTGGTACTATTGAGGGATTTAATAATACAATAGATTATTCTACTGTATCTCTTTCTGATAAAGAAGATGAACTTTATAATCTTATTGTAACTGCTGAAATTCATAAAGGTACAAATCCTGAACGAGCTAAGCGTATTGCTGAACATAGTAAAGCTGATGGTACACTTAAAGATGATGCTAAAGATAGTCTTGATTATTTAAAACGTGCCCAAGAAGTTGAAATATCTAATCGTCGTAAACTTGAAGAAGCTGCATTACAAGAAGAAATTGAGAAAGAATCTAATTTCTATGGAGTAACTTATGATGTAGAAAATGGTTCTGTTAAAGTTCTTAATGTAGAAAATAGTATTTACGATAGTGTTGTTAAAAAAGGTGTAGTTAATGGTTATCAAATTCCTCTTGAAGGTCTTAAAGTAAAAACTGATAAAGGTGTAAAACAATTTAGTCGTCAAGATATATTTGATTATCTTGCTAAACCTGTATATGAAGAGGATGGTGTATATTATACACAAGCTCAAATAGATGAAATTCGTAGAGTTTCAAATCCTCAAGAATATGCTTTTAGATGTATTCTTAATTTAGTAGGTAGTCCTGACCAACTTGTTAAAGAAGCTATCAATAAAGATAAAATTCAAACTATTAAAAAATTAAGTACTAAAAAACCTGTAAGTAAAGGTAGTAGTGTAAATACTAAAATAACAACTGGCAAACCTACTTTAGAACTTCCTATTAAATAATATATTCTTGCCAAATATATAAAGTCAATTAAAAAATAAATTAAAACAATGAGAGAATTAGGTACTTTTAAATTTGATTCTAATCAATATTCAGACACAAATATGTTGCTGAATTTTGAACTTATCAAACCTGTTCAACTTAACAAAAATCTTACTTATCTTTGGGGTAAAGATTCTGACCGTTTTCCGTTACTTACTTTAACTGAAGGTCAAAATGCTATTACAACTAAGAAACTTGTTAATGGTGGTGATACTCAATATACTTGGGATATCATGAATCGTTTACGAGTTACTTCTCGTGTAGCTAAACTTATTACTTCTACTACTACTCCGGGCTTAGCTTATGGTACTATTGAAGTAGAAATGGAAGATAATTGGTTTATTTATCAACATACTGCTATTGCTCCGTCTGGTATGCAATATCGTATTCAAAGTGAAGGAGTTCCTACTTCAGATAAAACTTGGCGTTATCGTTTTACTAATATGAGTGGTGATGCTTCTTCGTATTCTCCTCTTAGTGACTTTGCTCCTGGTGCTGTTTGGGCTTTAGGTGCTCCCACTATTCCTGGTTCTAAATCTGATGGAAACCGTAGTAATAATCAAGCTCCGTCTAAAGCTATAAATCAATATGGTTATTATCGTTTCTCTAAAGAAATTGCTGGTGCTATTGGTAATAAAGTTGTAGATATTGAGTTTGATACTGCTGGTGGTGGTAAAACCAACCTGTGGATGCCTTTTGAAATGAAAGTATGGGAACTCATGCGTCGCGACATGTTGGAAGAGGATTTATGGTTCTCGGAATACAACCGTGATAAGAATGGTATCATACATTTGAAAGATGAAAAAACTGGTGAAGCTGTTCCACGTGGTGCAGGTGTTAAAGATATAGTTAAAGCAGTAGGTAACTACGAACGTTATTCTTATCTTACACTTGAACGTTTTGACCGTATTATAACTCGTATTTTTGATAATCGTGTTGATACTACTACTGACGAAATAGTTCTGTATTGCGGTAAAGGTTTTGCCCGTGAATTTAATGATGCTATCTATCGTGATGCACGCCTTAAGAATTACTTTATGGCTTTAGGTGATGCTAATATTGATGATAGTGCAATGTGGATGTCCTATGGTAGATACTTCAATCGTTATCGTTTGATTAATGGTAAAGTTATTACGGTTAAATGTGTTGATATATTTGACCAAGGTATTCGTGCTCGTCAAGATAGAGAAGCAGGTCGTATGTATAAAGGTCTTCCTGTAACTTCTTATACTGCTGTATTCTTAGACCACTCTATGAATGTAAATGGTGAACGTAACATTAAGTTTGTTTGTGAAGAAGGTCGTGAATATAAAGTAGGTGTTTATAAAGGTATGGCTGAACTTCCTGCATCTTGGGGTGCTGTAAGCTCTAATCTTATATCTGATACTAAAGATATTGCTTCTTATGAAGTACTTGGTTCCCAAGGTATCAATATAGATAATCCTACTACTTGCTTCTGGCTTGATTTAGGTATGGAATAAAATACTAATAGAGAAGTGGTAATTAAAGTTACCACTTCTCTTACTTAATATATAAAAGATGTATAACTTAGAAATATTAAAATAATGAAACATATAGAAAGAAGTGTAACTATTAAATGGAAACTTAATCCATCTGCATTTGAACTTATTAATCAGAGAGCTTTTCTCAATGATGTTCAACGATTAGGTTCTGCTATTAAACCTGTAAATACTTTATTAAGTCGTTCTGAAGAAATGCGAGTTTTGCTACCGAGTATTGTCGGTGCAACTCCACAAGATACAAATTGGCAAGAACGTATTAGTAATTATCTTCATAATATACTTATTGAAGTACCTAAATCAGGTTATACTCTTAATACAAGTTTTACTTTTGATAGAGATGATAGTAGAGTAAAAGCTAATGTAGAACAATATATTAAAACTCATTTTAAACAAGGTGAAAACCCTTCTGATGATGAAGTTATTGAAAAGATGTTTGATAAAACAGCAACATCTAAAACTCGTGTAGAAGAAGAAGATTTATATAAATATGTAATTTTTACTGAAATTGAAGATTATATAAAATATAGATTTTGTTTGTTAAGCCGAGAAGTTGCTAATAATGTTGCTGATATTAATAAATCAGTTAATATTCGTTTCTTCTTAACTTCTGATGCAGAAATAAAAGAAATTAAAGCTAATCGTATTAAATTACGTAATAAAGCTCTTAAAGAATATAATAATATAATTTCTGATACTAATGAAGCTACTTTAAGTAATGCAATTATTGCTTTAAATTTAGTTCGTTCGTATCAAGAATATAAAGCATTAACTCTTGAAGAGCGTCAAGAATTATTACTTAATTATGCAGATACAGAACCTGCTAAATTTATAGTAATGATGCAAGATAAAAATCTTGCTTTGAAAGCACGTATAACTACATATATTTGGCTTAATATTCTTAAGGTTTTACCTGAAAGTTCTATAATTGTAGATTCTACAAATGCAGAAATTGTGATAGGTAATAACATTGATGAAGCAGTTACTTACTTCTCTAATGATATTAATAAAGCCTATATTAGTGAACTTAACGCACGATATAAATCACTTAAATAGTAAGTTATGTATAGTAGTGTAAAACAACTTCATATTGAAATAGAACAGAGGATTCAGCAAATTACTTCTAATAGACATAGAAGTATTGCACCTCAATTCTATGATATGGTTTTAAATACTACTGCTATATCATATATACATTCTATTCTTAGTAACAAAACAAATTATAAACGAGAAGGTCTTGATGAAAGTAGTAAACGTTTAGATGATTTAAGAACTTTAAAACGTAAAACAGGATTTAAACCTGTTATAGTTGAAAGTAATAATAATTCTAAATATGTTTATATACCTGCTGATTGTCTTCAAGTTATAAATTCTAATTCAAAAGTTAAGTATGATAAATTTGATATAGAACAATATGGTTTAATGCAAGTTAATCTATATAGTTCTATATTAGATTTTTCAAAACTTAATTTTGAAAATGTAAATAATTGTAATAAACTTGTTTTAAAAATAGGTAATACAACTTATGATATTACAGATTTATTGCAATTCATTCAGTATGATGAAGATAAAGGTGATACATTTGAATTTATTAATTTATTAGTTGATAGACTTAGATTTAATAATTATAATGCTTATTTAAATAAATTTGATAATAAAGTTTATAATCAAGGAATTTATATTTTATTTGATGATGCTTTAATATCTGTTTCTTTAAATGCTTATGATAATACTTCTAAGAGTATTGATTTAGGTATAGTTGTAAAAAATAACACTCGTGTTATTGATATAATAAATCCTATTGAAAATACAACTATTAGACAAAATGATTTAATACCTACTGAATTAATTAGTGATACTTTTAATAATTATTATTTAAATAAAAATAGACATCTTAATCCAATTACAGAAGTTGTAAATGACAGATTAAATGTTTATACTGATAAAACTTTTATAATAAATTCAGTAGATATTTCATATATTAAAAAACCAATTCTTTTTAATAGTGAATTAAATCAAATGTCTGATATGACTATCACTCCTGAATTTTTAGATGATGTTGTATCTAATATTCTTCTTATTTTAAAAGATGATTCTTTTCAATATGTTAAACAAAATATACAAAATTAAAAAATGAAAAGTGTACTTGTAGCAAATCAATTTTTAACTGCTATGCCTTCTACTGGTTTGGCAGGTCTTACACGAGGACAACTTATTGCTGTTAAAGCTGATGGTTCAGTACTTACTTCTGCTTCTGAAATAGCAGATACTGATATGATTCAGTTTGTTGTAGGTCTTGGTGATGGCGCAACTAAAAATGGTGTTTGGGTTAATCCTAAACGTGTGATGTATAAGAAAGCTGAATACCATGAACCTGCTTCTAAAACTATTACTTTTAGTAATATAGCTTATAATAAAAATAAAGCATATCAAGGATTTCATGCAACTCTTTATATAACTCTTCCTGCTAAAAATGCTTTCGATGGTCAATGGGGTTATACTCGTGAAGCAACGGTTCCTTATTTTGATGCAAATGAAACGGCAGCTGATTTCTTAGCACGTTTTAAAGCTGAAATTGATAAAGTAGTTAAAGAAATAAATGATTATTTTGGAACTACTATGTTAACTACAACTCCTGCATCTGGAACTACTATTTCTACTTCTTTAGTTCTTACTGGTGCTAAAGGTATTAACTTCAATGCTTCTATTGAAGGTATAGTTGATGCTGATAAAACAGTTGGTTCTGAAGATACTAATGGTGTTGGTACTTATGCTCAAATTAATCTTCTTGAAAAAGAAACTGATGTAGCTTCTGTTGGATATAATCCTAACTTCCGTGTTGGACGTAATCCTTATGGAGATATATTCCTTGCTGATGCAGCTAAGAAATATAATGTTTATACATTATTAACTCAAGCTGATAGAACGCATCCTTTCAATATTAATACTCTTGGTATGGGATTAGTTCAATGGATAGCTTTTGATAATGCAGGTACTGCAACTGATTTAGAAGCTGTTCTTGAAAAAATAGCTGGAATTGAACCTGCTGCTGAACCGGGTTCTTAATAAGTTATTATAATAACGGAATCATTTATTATACCTATTATAATAACTGATTAAACTATAATAGGTCTTTCCGTTAATCATAATTATTCGGAAAGACCTATTTTTATTTTTATAAGTTTAATTAAAACATTTAATATTATGAGAAAGTTATATGATAAAATGATTTCATATCTTACAGAAAATGGTATGAATTTAGTAGTTGTTTTATTTATAGCAACTACTATTGGTATTTTATTTAAAGCTGGTATTTGGACATGGCTTTTTAGTATTATAGTTGGTTTTGTTTATCAGATAGTTAAAGGTCTTGTTTATACTGCTCTTAGTAAAAAACCTGTTTTTAATTTTAAAGTAATGCTTTATTATGTAATATTTGGTGTAATCATTACACTATACTTCTTGAGATGGTAACAGGTCTTAAAAATATTATTCCATTAGGTATTTTAGATTGGGGTATATATCCTGCTAAAAATACAAAACCTATAATATATTTATATTATAGACCTAATGGTGATTTAATGTTATATAGAACTTGTGATGAAATTGAAATAAATCTTACAAATATATCTGCATACGATAATAATACTTTATTTTATTTTGGTACTGAACAAGATATAAAAGATATAGATATTACTAAATTTGAATCAAGTTCTATTGTAGTAAATAAATCTACATATACTTATACATATATACGTCCATCAAATGTATATATGTATATATTAGTTCCAGCTATTTATACTATTAATTCTATATTTTTAAATAGTAACGTAGCTACAACTGAATTTGCACTTCAAGGTGTTTACACACATGGTAAATTAAATTATTATATTTATAGAACTCCATCTGTAATTAATCTTGATAAAGATTTTGTTGTTCAAGTTATATACGCTGCTCTTACACAAGAAGATTTAAAAACATTTTTAGTTCATGTTGATGATTTTAATAATCCTCATAAAGTTACTAAAGAACAAATAGGTCTTCCTGATGTAGATAATACTTCTGATATAAATAAACCTATTTCAATACTTCAACAACAAGCTCTTGATAATCTTAAAACACTTATAGAAACATCTTCTGATGATATAAGTAAATTATTAAATCAACATATTGAAGACTTTGATAATCCTCACAAAGTTACTCTTGAACAGCTTGGTATTGATGCTTTAAGTGTTGTTGATTTTAAAGATGGTGATTCTTCTGCTAAACAAACTGATTTACATATAATTCGTGGTACAACACTTCAATTATCAAAAGTTCCTATTGTAAATAAACAATTACTTTTTAATACTGATACACAAACTTTTTATCTTGATTCTTCAACATCTCGTGTAAAATATAGTGGTTCAGGTATTGAAAATATATTAAATGCTGATGCTAATCTTTTAATAGCTCCTAATATTTATATGTGTAGAGGAACCAAACAAAATTTTTATGTTGGTTCCAATGTCGATTATAATAATTCTAATAGTGAATTCATATTATTTGTAAATCAAATAGATAATGTTGTTAAACAAACTATTTATGATGGAACTAAAATTGTATCAAGAACTAAAAATATAAGTGATACTGATTTTAGTAATTGGGAAACATTTGATTTAAATACTGTAATATTATCTTCTCAAATAAAACGTATTGAAATTATAGGTGAATCTCAAGCACCTGTTTATGAAGATAATGTTCTTTATATTGAAATTCCGGGTTATGAAGATGGTGTTGATTATATGGAAGTTCAAGAACAACTTATAACTACACCTTTTAGAGTTTTTCCAGATGAATAAAATACATATAAGTAATGCTTTAAATATTATATATAAAGGCATGCAAGCATCTCGTGTTTGGTATAATGGTAAAATAGTTTGGCAAAGGCAAGACCAAGATACTCCTATATCTTTAACAAAAGACGTATTATATCTTACACCTGAAAACAATTACACTGATAATACTAAAATAATAACTCCTGCTAATTGGACATTTTAAACAAATAAAATCATGGCAAAACGAAGTATAGCTTCAAATATAACTATTACTCCTTCACAAGGTAGTGGTGATACAAATATTTCCGTTAAAGCTATAAAAGTTCACACTGGACGTGTTGCAAGAACACAAGAATCAATTGCTCAAGTTGTAGGTGGAACTAATACAGTTAAGCTTATTACTATTGAAACTGCTAAACCTTTATTTGTAGAATTTGATACTGAATCACCAACTATCAATGAAGAAGGTGGTGTATTAAAAATTACAGGTAAATCAAATGCAGCTAAATTAAATTTTACAATTTCAGCTGGAGCTACTATTCCAATTACAACTCCAACATCATATAAAGCTAATAGTGTTGTTACTAATAATAATACAGCTATTGCGGGTGACCCAGGAGCAAGTAATGAATATCCATTTGAAGTTGAATTTAATATACCTGCTAATACAACTGTTGATACTTTATCAGCATCTCTTATTGTAACACCTGATGATACACCTGCCAGTGCTAAAACAGAATCTATTACACAAAATGCTGGTGAAGCATATCTTTATATTAATAAAATTGGTACAACTGAATATACTATTAATCTTGACCAAAATGGTTCTGCTAAAACTGTTTCTATAATATCTAATACTAATTGGACATTTTAAACAAATAAAATTATGGCAGACGTTTGGTTAAAAATACAACCTAATAATGGAAAAGGGAGTTTACAAATTAGTGTAAGTTCCCTTACACCACATACAGGTAGAATACAACGTCAAACAATAAGTATTGCAAATGTAATAAATGATACTTCTAAAAATATAAAACTAAATATAAATCAAGCTCCTAAAACAGCTTTTACTACATTTATGAATAATAAAATTACAATTGATTATACTTATCAATTTGTAAATACTATTAAAATAACAACTAATGCAAGAGGTATTAAATCTGCTTCTAGTACAAATATGAATAATTTTAGGGTTGTAGATTTAGATGGTATCGGTTATGAAGTTCCTTATAATTATAAAGATGACCCTGGAGCAAATAATAAATTTGAAACATTATTTCTTATAGATGCTTTACCAAATTATACATTAAATGATAGAGAAAGTGTTTTAAATATTGAAGATACAGAAGGTAATAAAGTTTCTTATACACTAACACAAAAAGGTATTGATGTTGGTATAGCTAATATGACGATTGGAAAAGATTTTATAATAAGATAAAATAAAAATAATAAAATGGCACAACAGACTAAAACAACTCTTAAGAGTTATTTTGAAACAGGTGATAAACCTACACAGCAACAATTTGCTAATTTAATTGATAGTTTAAGTGGTACTTTAAAAGATACTAATGGAGTAATGAGTACTACTGATGCTTCAGGTTTTGTATCTATATTTATTAAAAATTCAAGAACTACAGCAGGTTTATACTTTTGGGCTGGTACACAAGCTCAATATGATGCTATAACAACTAAAGATTCACAATGTATTTATTTTATAACTGCTTAAGTTATGATAAAAATAAGTGATTTATTATTAAAAGATATACGTTTAGGTACTTCCAAAATAACAGCTGCTTATATTGGTGATACTAAAATATATCCTAATATAGACTATGTTGATAGTGGTATAGAATATGGAGATTGGGTATATGCAGACCCAGTTCGTACTCGTACTGCTACTCCATGGACTCAAGATGTATATAATGATGGTAGTAGAGGTCCTAAAATTTATGGTACTCAAACTACTGATAGAGAAACAGCAACTACTACTCAAAAATATGGAGATTGGTCATATACAAATCCTCCAACTTCTCGTAGTCGTTCTGTAACACCTGTATATACTTACACAAATATAGTTCGTGAAGGTACACCAACAACTCAAAGTGAAAATTCTACTAAATCAACTATTTATGGAGATTGGGTATATAATATAACAACTTCTACTGGAAGTCGTACAAGAACTGTAACTGATAGGTATCAATTCACAGATACTTATAAAGATATTACACAAGCTAATCAAACAGAAAACGGTACTCGTTCAGTTGGAGCTTATACTTATAATTGGGCTGCTTCTACAAGAACTGCTATTGTAACATATACTTTTACAGATGCTACCAAAACAACACCTTTAACTGAATCTGGTACTGTAACTTATAATCCAACATTTAATGTTACGGGTACTCCTGTATCTGCATCAGGTGGTACAGCAACATTTGCAAATACTGGTACTGCACAACGTTTATGGAATGGTTCTATTATTAGTGGACAAAATGGTACATTTACAATTTCAAGTCTATCTAAATCAGCAACAAGTCCATCAGATGTTTCTATAAGTGAATTAAATGTTATTTTTCCAACACGAGGTACTGTAACAGGACCTGTTAAAAATGCTTTTATTATACCTACATATTTAATAGATGGAAAATCCATAACAGTTACTGAAGGTAATAGTGTTCAAGTTTCTCAAATTGAAAATCTTATAACTAATACAACTTATACAATAGATACTTTAAGTGCAAATCCTACAAGTGTATCTTCTAACGGTGGTACTTCTACTATAACAACTTCTGGTACAATCACTAAAACTTTTACTTCTGGAGCTAAAGAAGAAACACCTTTTACACCAAATCTAAGTATAAATAGTGTACAAGGAGTTACATTAAATGGTAATATTATTACTTTTACAAGTAACGCTTCAAGTTCAACATCTCGCTCAGTAATAGTTACAGCTTCTTATACAGGTGCTACAAGTAAAACAATTACCGTTAGTCAACCTGCTGGTATTGTTAATTTTACAGCTTCTGTTTCATTTATGTTTAATAACATTGATGAAGAGGGTAATGGTAATTGGTATATGAATATAAATACTAACCCTGAAATAAATTATGAAGTATCTTTAAAACCAACAGGTAGTATAACATTTTCAAATATTGAAACCGGAGATGTTGAACCTATAAATTTTGATAATCTTGATTTAAGTACGAATCCTAATGATGAAACATATAGATATAGAATAGATATAAATCCTTCTCCAAGATTTAATTATAATCCTACATCTGGAGATTTACAAATAGTTTCTAAAAATTCTAAATATGTTTGTACTGATACAACAGTTTATTATTAATAGTTATGAATAAATATACTATAATAAAAGAAGTCATAAAATCTACTGCATATAGTTTTAATGTTGAACTTCCATTATTATATTCAAACTCTAACGATATTAGAATAGTAGCTTGTAGAAAAATAATATATTATATTTTAAATGTATATTTTAATTTTACAGCAACTGAAATAGCTATTGGATTTAAAAGAAATAAAAGAAGTATTAATAGACAAATAAAACAAACTATTGAAGAACTTGAATTTTATACTTTTATATTAGATAGATTAAATATCATAATTAGAGATTTAAATAGTAAAATATTATATTTTAAAGAACTTAATATTTAAACTTTTATTAATACTTGAAGTAGTAGTTTAATTAATATCATTATTACTACTACTTCAAGTTTTTTTAAACAAATAGTTAAAATATTTTTATATCTGATAAATTTAACTATATTTGTTTAATCAATATAAAAGGTAATAATTAAACAAATAAACCTATGACAGACTTTATTAATTCTATGACTTCTATATTTAATATTGAATATACATTTTTTAATATTGTTTCTATATATGTAATAAATAAATTAATATGTAATGTATTTAAAATTGTAGAACTTAACAGAGGTATTAAACAAGTTATTACAGTTATTTTAAGTATATTAAATGGTATTATATTTCATTTTATATTTAATGAAGATGCTGAAAATATATTATGTTCTGCAATGCTTAGTATCGTAGCTTACGATTATATAATTAGAATAATATTAAAGAAATTAAAAATAAAATGATTGGAATTGATTCTATTATAGTTGCATTAATAACAGCAACAAGCACTCTTATAGGAGTTTATCTTAAAGAACGTTTTTATCCAAAACTCAATAAACAAGAACTAACTATACAAAAAAGTGAATCATACATTGATTTAGATAAAATATGTTTCACTATTAGAAAACTTACCAAAGCTAATGGTGTTTACATAGCTTATTTCCATAATGGTGGAAGTTTCATAAATGGTGTCCGAATGGACAAATATACTGTTGTTGGAGAGGATTATTGTGAAAATCTTAAATCTTATAAAGGTCGTTATAAAGATTGTCTTGTTAATAATTTTACTTATTTATTTCATAATCTTCTTGTTGATAATAGACATTTTATTCCAAATGTGGATGCAGATAAATCACAAGATAAATTTTATAAAGATGATTTAGTTGAAAGAGGTATTAAATCTTCTTATACTTTTTTAATTAAAGACCCTATTAAAGAAACACCTGTTGGTTTTATTTCAATTGAATATAGTGAAACAAATGCTTTCAATTTAGATAATGAAAAATATGTTTGGAAATATCAAAATAAAATTGCTAATATTCTAAACATGAATAAACATAAATAAAATGCTACTATGGGAACACTTAATCAATATGCTGCTCGTGTAGCTAATATGATTGGACAACCTGATAATCAAGAACTCAAAGAAAGAGTTAAAGATATGATTAAAACAGGTTTTGCCAATAGGATAAGACAATCAACTGAACGTAATGGAATAGATAATATACTAAAACTTTCTTTTATTGCAACAGTTGAAGAAAAAGAATTTAAAGATATACATCCCTCACAATATAAAGTTGTTGAGGGAAAACCTGTTTTATGTACAAGCAATAAAATTCCTGTACCTGTAAGAATTAAAAATGATGCACCGTTTACTTTTGTTGGTACTGTAAATGGTATTCCTTTTCGTTATTCTTCATCTCCTGTTGAACGTAGGTTTCATCCCATCTGTTCCCCTACCGGGACGCTCGCGGGCTACTATCTTGATAATGGTTATATTATTATTGATTATCCACGTGCTAATGGTGAAGTTGATAATCGAAATAAACTTAATGAAATATTAATAACTGGTATATGGGAAAATCCAGAAGAAGTAATTACAATGTTTGATAATGAAGATGGTCAAGATGTAGAACTTCCTTTTCCAAATGATATGTTAGAAAACATAATAGCTGAAATACTTAAAACTGAATTTAATATTTTCCCACAAGATAAAGATATAGTAACAAATAAACCTGTAATACAAGCCAAATAATAGATATGGATACTCATGATTTTCATAAAGATTTTGTAGACGCTATAAATAATCGTATTTATAATTATGTAAATGAAGTTCATTTAGCTTTAAAAAAACAATATGAACTTTTTGTATTAATAAATAAATATAAAGATTATTATGAAAGTCATGATATAAATATATCTAATATTTATAATGAAGATAATACTAAAAAAATTACATTTACTAAAAAACAAATAGATTCTATTGATAGATTAAAATCAAGTTATATACTTAGTTATAATTATATAACTTGTGAAAAATTAAAACATCTTTATAATCAGATATATATACTTAATACTATAAAAAATATTCCTTATTTTCTATATAATATATTATTAGAATATTTTAATACTGAAATTTCTAATTTTATTTTAAGAGGTAATAAATATTCTTTTGGTAATAATTTAGGTACTATATATATAAAACTTATTCCTCGAATATATACTAAACGTACAATGGCTATTAATTGGGGTGAAACTACTAAACTTAAAAAACGACTTATAGAAGCTAATATACCTATTTATTCTGATGCTAATCCTAATGGTAAAAAATATTTTGTTTATATGGATGATGATGATTATTGTATGCTTTATTGGCGTAAAAAGAGTTCTACTATTGTAAATAAACAATATTATAGTCTTAAAGCTCAAGCTAATAAAAATATAATGTTTAGTGAATTAGAAGATAAAACTGTTGATGGAATATTAAATAATAAACAACTTGCTTTATTTGATAAAATGATATTTTTATTAAAGTCAAATCCGCAAGTAAAAGAATTATATAAACGATGATACAAAATAGTCCTTATATAAATAGTAAAGATTTAATAGCAGAAATATATAGTGATTATCACATTGAAAGTGATGATTTTATTACACGTTTTGCTACTTGGTGTTTACAATGTCTTGAAGATTTAAATATAGTTCAAGCATATGTAAATATTACAAAAGAATTTAAATTTGATAATCATAAACTAATGTTACCTTATGGATTAAAAGGTATCAATAGTGTTATTATAAATAATGAAAAAGCATCTTTATTTCCTTCAAATAAATTTAATAAAGATGCTTTTAAAAAAGGTATAGGTGTTGAAGCTCGTACACCTTATATTTGTAAATCTCCTTCTAATATTCGTTCTATTACAAGTAGAATTGAACAAAATAATGATAATGCTGTTTATTATTATATTGAGAATAATTGGTTACATACCAATAAAGCACACGGTAAATTGATTTTGGATTATCAAAGTTTACCTGTGGTGTACGATAGCGATACCAATATGTATTTCCCTCTCATATATGATAATGAACTATTACGTGAAGCTATAAAGCTATATGTTATGAGACATATTTTAATGCGTGGATATATACATCCTGTTTTAAATCTTCGTGATAATAATCCTTATACTAATCCTGGACTTGCTTATGATAGAATGAGATTTAGAGTTCGTACATCTTGTAATAAATTTAATATTGATAGACGAGAAAATATAGCTTCTATTTTAAGTTCAATGTTTTAAACAGTTATAATTATGAAAATACATGGTTTATCTTTAGACCCTTCTCCTATTATAGCAGAAGATAAATCTTTAAAACATGCTCGTAATATAACTGTGAATAATGATTTACAATCTTATAGTAATGAGTTAGGTTTTAAAGATATAGGTAATATTAATGATATAAATATAACAGATAATACAAATGTAATATCTGATGATACTGATATTTGTGGAATAATTCCAACAAATATCGGTTTTGTTGTTTTTTCTAAAAGTAAAAATACAGATTATAGTTATATTCAATATTATGTAAATGAAAATGATACATTAAATCTTCAAAAAACTATTCGTAGTCTTTATTTAAATTTTGATATTAATCGTCCTATTACAGGTGATTACACATATAATTATAAAAAAGATTTAATTGTTACATTTACAGAAGGTACAGCTAAAGACGCAAATGAAACAAGAATAATAAATATTACTAATCCTATAAATGATTCAGATGAAGATAAATCTTTTTATGAATTAAATGAAAATGAAACTACTTTATTAAATATTATACCTGATGTTATTTATCCTACTTTAAATTTTACTATTGAAAATGATGGTAATCTTAAAACAGGTGCTTATCAAATAGCTATAAAATATAAATTACCTGATGGTACTTATACTAATTATAGTGTATTACATAGAGCACTTATAGTAGCAGGTGAATATGAAGAAGATTTTGAAGTTGGTATTTCAATTTCAAAATCTATTGTTGTTGAGTTTACTAAAGTAGACCCAAAATATAATTATTATAGACTCGCTATTGTATATAAAGATGATAGTGGCGATTTAGTATATGAAACAGATGATTTAAAAATACAAGATGAAAATTCATTTATTATTTCAAATCTTGAATCTTATTCTTCTATAACATTAGAAGATATTTTAGTTAATAAAATATCTTATATTAAAGACGTAACACATGTTAATTTTAATAATAGATTAATACGTGCTAATGTTCAAGGAGTTGATTATTCAGATATAAATAATAGTCTTATTGAAGTTGCTAATGAAATGAAAGTAGGACTTGAACTTATATCTAAAGAATCTGTATTAGGTAAAAATATAAAATATTTTAAAGCTGGTGAAATATATTCTATATATGCTGGTTTTTATGATTATAAAGGTAATCTTGTAAATATTTATAAAATACCTCATAAAGATACTGATGAGACTTTAGATTTTAATACTAATCATAAAATACCTTTAACTTCATCTGAAATACCTGATTGGATAAATGGTTCTGATACTATAATAAAAAATGAAGAATCAGATTTATATAGTCGTCATATAGCTATTTATCCAGAATATAAAAATACACAAATTAAAGGTGATGGTTATACTATTGAATTAGAAGATTATACTGAACCTGAAAATCCAAGTTATAAAAAACTTCTTAAATTTAAAAGTGATACACCTAATAAAAATATTCGTTTATATCTAAGATATACTCCTAATTTTACTCCTTCAAGTTCTGGTTATATTGAAAGTGTTATGACTTTATACGAAAGAACTTCTGAAGGTGAATTTATAGTTTTAGATAAAAAAACTAATTCTATTACATATCCTAATAATGAAATTTATTATGAATATCGTTTTGTAACAGATGATAATAGTGAAAAAACTTTAGCTATAAATTATGATTTTATTTCAGATACTGAAATAACATATCCTGAAGATTATTTTAATGTAGAATTTTATGGTTTAAATAATGATGGCATTGGTACTAATGTACAAACATTTACTCAATTAAATATAAATATTCCTCAAAGTGTAATTGATAAAGTTCCTAAAATTATAAAAGGATATTCTATATTTACAGTGGAACATAATTTTAATAATAGTAGAATATTAAGCCAATGTCTTGCATTAAGAGATATTGAAACTAATAATTTTGCTAATAGTCAAACTTATAAAGGTCAATTTCAAGCTGAAAATAAATATAGACTTTATCCTTTTGAATTTTTATTTAATAAAAAAACTAATATAAGTTGTAAAGTTGTTAGACGTTCTTATTTATCTGGTTATCCTAATATATCAAGTGGTTTTAATAATGAAACTGTTTATAAAACTTCTAAAGAATATGTAACTAAAGCACAACAACATGAACAACAAAATCCTTTATGGAATCAAGAAGTATTTTTAACAGAAGGTCTTAATGTTGAAAATAATTGGATATATAAAGCTGCTATTACAGTTAGTGATATATATTCTCAAACTGTAAATATAAATGATGATGAACCAAATAATACTATTCATCAACTTCAATATATTTTAAATAATAATACACAAGTATCTAATATAGCAGGAGAATCTCATTATAGATTTGAACCTGTAAATAATCAATCTATAATGGGTGTTCGTGATAGAATGTCTATTGTTGAACTTATAAATGTTTCTAATAATTTATATGTAGATGAATATAATCAAAAACTTGAAATTAATTCTTCTATAAGTCCTATTGTTACAAATCCTATTCGTTGTTATGGTGATACATTTTATAGTTATATAACTTTACGTGCTACTTGTCCTGATTATGATTTTATTAGTGGTGATACTCAAAAACAAGAAAGAGATTCTAATGCTTATGTTTGGCGTTGGGTTATTACTTATCCAGTAGAATCTAAATTTAACATTAATGCTCGTTATAGTAAAGATACAGTAAATAAAAGTTTTAAACTTCATGGTAAACATAATGCTGAATCTTTATTACCTATATTAGCTATAAATTATCAAATAGATAATTATATTAATACAGAAGTTGGTAAAGGTTATTCTGTTATATATAATGAAAATGGTATTCAAGAATATATTTATTCAGAAGATATAAAAGGTATTACACAACATATAAATAGAATTATTCGTAGTGATGTATTTACAAGTGAATCTGAAATTATAAATTGGAGATATTTTAATGCTGATGAATATAAGGATATGCCTAATAATAGAGGCGCAATTGTATCTTTAAAAACAGATAATAAAAATCTTTATATTCAACAAGAATATGGTCTTAGGTTAGCTTTCTTAAAGGATACACTTTCTAATACAGATGAAGGTTCTTCTTATTTAGGTACAGCTGATTTATTTGATAGAGAACCAATTGAACTTATGTATAGTCCAAGTGGTTATATAGGTTGTACAAGTCAATTTGATACTACTATTAATATTGCTGGTTATTTTGTTTGTGATAATAAAAGAGGTAAAATATTTCAAGCATATGGTAGTGAAGTTAAAGAACTTAGTTCTATTAATTGTAAAGCATGGTTCGAAACTAATATAAATAAAAGTTCTGAAAATAATCCTTTTATTAAAAACGGTCGTTATTTTAATTTTAATGAAAAGAATAATACATTGTTTTTTGTTCATCAACAAGATAAACCTTTTACAATATCTTTACATGGTGAAATAACTAAATGGATAAGTTTTCATGATTATATTCCTACATATGGTATTAATAATAGAAATAATTCTTTATGGTTTAATAGGGATGAAAATGATATTACAAAATCTTATGCTGTTATAGATGAATTATATGGTAAATTTTTAAATGGTGAAACATTTGATTCTATATTTGTTTTTACATTTAATGCTAAAACGGCTATTAATAAACTTTTAAATGCTATTATATGGAAAGATTTAGTATCTATATTTAAAAATGGTAATCGTGTTTATCAATGGGAAGATACTATATCTGAAATAGGTGTTTATAATGAAGACCAAGCAAGTGGTTTATTAGATGTTAAATTTAATAAAACTTGGTATGATGGTAATACAGGTGTTAATAAAATTAATATATGGAGATTTAATAATCTAAATGATATTGCTAAAAATAATGAATTTCTTTTAAATGATTATACTTTTGATATAACTAAATTAAAAAAGAATCCCAAGTGGTATCAAATTAATAAATTTATAAGTCAATTTATATATGCTATTATGAAATTTGATAATAAAAATAATAATCGTAGATATGAATTAGATGAATGTGATGCTGAATGGAGAATTGATAATAGAAATAAACAATCATAAAATATGGCTAAACGAAAAATAGATTTTACAAAGGCTACCGTTCCTGATGTTGATTCTATTAGTGAATTATTTTTTGAAAATACACAGCCTTTCAATGATAAAAATTTTAATTATAAATATTACGGTGGTAAACCAAATGAAGCTCGATTAAAATATATTAAAGATGATAAACAACTTGTAGAACTTGTAAAAACAATATCTAAAAAATATGATATAAATCCTAAAATAGTTCTTAATAGAATTTCACATGAAAGTTTTATAGATAATATTATTAAAGCAAGAGCTTCTAAAACAAAATCTGGTATTAAAGATTCAACATTTATAAATGAAAATGGTAATGTTATAAGCAGTGCAATTAAAGCTAAAAATATAGACTTAAAATATAATTTTGGTGCTGATTTTATAGACGATGAATTAGCTGGAAAAAGTGAATTTAAATTAAATTTTGAAAAACCTATACAAACTTTTAAAAATGATAAAGGTAATACAACAGCTTATAATATAGAAGATGCTATTACAATTTTAACAGCTTCTCTTAAATCAAGACAGGATAAAGTTAAAGAGTTATATCCAGATAAAATTAATGATAAAAATTTTATAGATGGTATGACTGTTAAGGCTTATAATTTTGGAGTTAAAAGTGCAACAAGACATCAACGTTCAAATCCAAATTTTTATAAAGACCATACTTTAAATTTATTCGATAGTATAATTACAGATGAAAATACAAAATCAATGGGTGGTAAAATAGAAATTAAAAAAGAAAACAAAGGTAAGTTTTCATCAGCTGCAAAAAGAGCTGGTTATACAACTCAAGAATATGCTTCTAAAATATTAAAAAATAAAGAAGCATATTCTCCTACTATTGTAAAACGTGCTAATTTTGCTCGTAATGCTGCAAATTGGAATAAGAAAAAACTTGGTATAGGAGGCGATGCTTCTTATGGTTCAGAATATAAAGGTAGTGATATATCTAATAGTGAAGTTGGAGCAACGGGTAATACTTTAATAAGTGCCGGTAAAGGAGCTTTAATTGGTGCTGGCACTGGTTTAGCTTTAGGTGCTACAACTGGTATTGGAGCAGGAGCAGCAGCCGGTGCAGCAGCAGGTAGTATTGTACCAGGTATAGGTACTATTATAGGTGGAGCTATTGGATTAATAGGTGGACTTATAGGTGGTATATTTGGTAATCGTAAACGTAAACGTGAACTTGCTCGTATTAAAGAACAACAACGTCAGCAAACAATAGGTAATATGGAAACTCGTATGGAGAATGATTATTACACTATTAATAATTCTGATTTTAATGATTATAGTGAAGGTCAAGGTTATTATGCTAAATATGGTGGTAATGTAAAACGTAAATATGCTTTAGGTGGTATATCAGGTCTTGTAAAACTATTTCCAAATTCAGCTATATATAAAAGAGCTAATGCTGAATATCAATCTATATTAACTAATATGGATAATCGTGAAAATCAAGATTTAACAACTTTAGCTCAAAATAATACAACCGCTATAAATGAATCTAATCCGCAAATGGCAACAGGTGGTTTAGTTAGAAATTCTAATAATACAAGAGTTGCATATGGTCCTACTCATGAACAAATAGACCCAACAACAGGTCAACCCGGTATTCAATATGGTGATGCTGAAATAGAGGGTGGTGGAATTAATGGTAATTCTGCATATGCTGGTGAAGTAGTTAGAGAAACACCTGAAGCATCTGAAGTATTTTCTAATAGACTTGTTATGCCCGGAATGAATAAAACATTTGCAGAGGGTGCTAAAATACTTACTGATAAAAAAGGTCGTAAAGAAAAACAAGTTTTTGATTTAGGTGCAGCTCTTACAGAAGCATTAAATGTTTATGATAAAACTCGTATGAGTGTTGATAAACAAGGTAGTGCTATGCGTAAATTAGAAAAACTATCTACTAAATTAAATAAGGCAACTGGAGAAGTTGCTGAATTAGAAAATAAAATAGAACAACTATATGATACTCAAGAACAATATGCTGGAATGTTAGGTCTTAGAACACCTGAAATTGTAGCTGCTTGTGGTGGTACAATAAGACGTCGTAAAGATTGGGGTGGTGCTATAGCTCTTGGTAATTTTGGACTTAATATGTTAAATGCTTTAGGTAATGCTAATAGTATTAAATATATGAGTAATATTCCAGTTCCTAAACGTGCAAAACAAGAAACTCCTGTATATAATACTAAATATGATATAACATCACAACTTTCTGAATTAGATAGTCAATCTCGTAATGCTAAAGAATTTATAAGTCGAAATGTTTCAGACCCAACAATTGCTCGTAGTATAATGGCAAATCTTGCTATTAAAACAGGTCGTGCTAAAAATCAAGTTCGAGATAATAAAGAAAAAGTTCAATCTCAACTTTATGATAGAAATGTTGAAGCTCGTAGACAAACATCTGCTGCAAATTCTCAAATAGATTATGAAAATGCTTTAGCTGAATATAATAAACTTACTAATATGGAAAGTATGCGCGCAGCTAATCGTACTCAATTCTTACAATCTACTGCTGGTCTTTTAGGTGATATTACTGATTGGAAAATGCAACAATTTGCTATGGGTGCTCAAGGCTTACTTTCAGCTTCTCCTGAAGATACTAAACGTATTAATCAATTATATACAAGTATATTTGGTGGTAAATCAAGAGTTCCTAAAGATAGTAAAAGTATAAATCTAAGTATAAAAAGACAAGGTATTGCTTTACCTGCTTCACTTAGAGGTGGTATTAAGTTATCAGACAGCCTCTTAGGACTTAAATAAACCTGTTAATTTCAAACGTTTGAAACATGGCTAATACAAATACATTGCAATTAAATTTTAATCAATTACAGACGCCAAAAATGGCTAATCCGGCACAAATTTACATGGCTGTCGGACAAGAATTGAATAAACGATATTATCAAAATAGAGAAGCATATATAAATAATATTGCTAATTCATTAAGTAAAATACAATCACGTAAAGAAGATGCTGAATTATTAAATAATATTAAAAGTAATATTACAGAAGGTGCTAAAGAATTTAGTGAAACAAATGATTGGAGTCAAGCTACAAATTATGTTTTTGAAGCATCTGAAAAACTTCTTACTAATGAAGGACTAAAAGGTATAATGAGTTCTTATGCAGCTGAACAACAATATCTTAAAGACCTTAAAGAATCTAAATGGGATGCTACTCAACAAGCAGCTTTTATGTTACGTTCTAAACATCAATCTTCTGCTATTGATTATGATTATGATAATAATGTAGTTCGTGGTGGTGGTTTTAATGGTGTATCATTTGGTGAACCACTTGATGTATCTAAAATTGATGAAAAAATAACTTCTGCTATATCTAAAGTTAAAGCAAGTGGTTATGATATTACAAAAATTATTACAGACCCAAATAACCCTTTAATTCAAGAATTAGGTTCTATTACAGGTGAAACTGGTGAACAAATTGTAAGTCATTTTATAAAATATAAAGAAGCTAATGAGGGTGTTGATTATCAAAAAATAGCTAATTACGTATATTCAGCATTAGCAAATAATCCAGAATATACTAATTATCTTAAAACTATTAATACTAATAATGATTTCTTATTAAGATATGATGAGAAATCAAATAGTCTTAGAGATTATACACCTCAAGACATGATTAATAAAGGTATGTTTAAAGGTAATACTATTGCTTCCGTATTAGCAGGATATGGTTTAAATGTAGCTAATATAGGTAAAGTTAATAAAGATGGTAGTATTACTTTAAAATCTAATATGTCTGATGAAACATCTGAATTATTAAATTCTATTGAACGTGAAACGGGATTTGATGTTTTACAATTTATTCAAAATCCTAATAAAATTGACCCTCGTCAAGCTCAAGCATATCAAGAATTTATTAATGGTGGATTAGTTCGCAATATTGAATCAAGCATTAATGATTTAAAACAACGTTATGCTAAACAAGGTATTAATGTTTCAGAAGAATCTTTATATAAATCATTATCAGATGATTTATTTGTTCGTTCAAATATAGAAGAAAAAGCTACATCTATGGGTAATTTATATTCATATAATAAAATTACTCGTGCATCTGATTTAATTGATAATAAGGCTTATGCTTTATTATATAAACAAAAATTAGATAATGCTAAAAATAATGTACCCGGTAGTGTTGCTCCTAATATTCAACCTTTTCAAGCTATTCCTATAAATACAGGAAATATAACTTCTGATATAAATAAAATAGCTTCTATAAATACTAATATACCACAACAATTAAAAGAGCAAACTAATATTGAAAATAGTCTTACTACTGAAGATGCTAATTTATTAGGTCTTTCAAATATAGATAAAAAATCTCTATTAGCTTTAGATGTAGATTCTTTACCAGATACTGTACCTGATTATTTAAAAGGTAAAATTGAAAGTTATCAACAAATTGAAAGAGGTATTAATTTAGAACGTGGTATTCAAGCTAATGCTTCTCAATTTATGGATAAAATATATAAAGAATTTCAAACTAATAAAGATGATTATAAAGGTCTTGGTTATTATCGTATTGCTGATACTGATGTTATTGCAGTATTAGATAATGATTTAAGAACTTTTGAAGAAGTTCAAGCATATAATGAAGCACTTGAAGATAGATATAGAAAAGCTATTGAAAATGCTCCTAATCAACATACTAAAAATGGTCTTATTAGATTATGGCGTGAAAATCGAATAGATATTGATGATGAAGAAGAATTTAAAAAAGTTATAGCTAATGCTGCTGATAATATTTCACATAGATATAATCGTAAAGCTGGTATTAATGATAAACTTACTTTAAGTGGTAATATGTATGATGTAGTTACTCCAACACCACAAATTGATATGGAAGTAAATACTGTATTTCAAGCACTTAAACATGGTAATGGAAACTTTACAATTATATCTACTCCAACTGGTAATTTAGTTGGTGAACCTGCAAAAAATATTTCAGGTCTTTTAACATTTGATGCTCGTAGTATAAGTGAAACAACTGGAGCTAAAGGTACAACTACAACAGTTAGAAATACACCTTTAAAAGGTTTAGAAAATAGTGAACAAGGTAAAAAATTATTTGGTAAAAATGTAAATATTATATATAATACATTACATAAAATTATTAGTCCTAATACTGTAAGTGAAAATGGTGAATCTATGAGCTATTATAAAGTAGACCATTATGGTATTGGTGATAAATACCTTGGTTCAACTGTAATAGCTCAACCAAGCACAATGTCTAAAGAATCTCAAACAGTTCAAGATATTTATAATTATACTCGCAGATATTTACCGTCTTTTGATACATATAATTTAGATGATATTCAAGGTCAATCTTTAGGTGCTACTATAAATCAAGCTAATCAATTTATATATACTTTTGATAATAATGGTATTGATACATTAAATTCTGCACGCAATATTTATGATTTAAAACTACAAGCTAATACTCTTGATTATGGTGAATCATTAACTACCTATATGATACCTAAATCAATGTCTAATAATGCTCCTTTAGAAAATATGATTAGACCTATTCAAATAACAAAAGTCATGACTCCAGATAATCAACCTGGATTTACTATTGAAATAATATCTGATAATAATAATTCTAATGGTGATATATTTAAATTTAGTGGATTAAATCCTATTCAAGCTCAATATATGAATGGTGTTATTCCTGTTACAAATTTAGAAGATGCTTTTAATGATTTAACAAGATATATACTTGAAGCTGGATATGTACGTTCTTCTAATTAAAAATATAATATTAATATGAAAGAATTAAATATAATAAAAGAACAATCTATTGAATCTGTTGCTCCTAAAAGAACAACAAATTTACCTGTTTATAAAGGTAATATAAACAATATTAAAGAACAATCTATTGAATCTGTTGCACCAAAACATACAGATTCTACACTTCAATTAGGATATAAAGAAGCTTCATCACAAGGTATAGATATAACCGAATATAATAAATATTATAAAAATGGTATAACACTTGGTTTACCTCAACATGTTTTAGAAGAAGGTAGAGCTGCTAATCAATCTGGTTGGCAGCTTCTTGGTAATTCTGTTATGCAATTGGGTGGTACTATTTTAGGTCAAACTATATCAGGTATTGGTAGTGTAATGAATCTTGGTAAAACTGTAATAGAACTTGGTAGAGAAGCTCTTGACCCTAAATATAAAGCTGATTGGGATTCTATAATAAATGATGGTTTAAGTGGAGCTTTCACACAAGCAGGTCTTAAATTAGAAGAATCCACTCGTGAAATGTTTCCTATATATCAAACCCAACAAGCACAAAAAGGTGGATTTGGTGGTGGTATGACAGATGCTACATGGTGGGCTTCTATGTTTCCTACTGTTGGTTCTGCGGTTGCTTCAATGTTTCCTGTAATAGGAGCATTACGCGGTGTTACCATGATAGGTAAAGGATTGGCTTCTATAAATACTATAAATAAATTTGGTAAAGCTCTTAATAAAACAGGTACTTTTTTAAATAATAAAGGAACTCTTACAGTACTTGGTTCTGTACTTGGTGCTCATATGGATGCATCTATGGAAATTGCACATGGTTATGATGAACAATTTCAATATGCTAAAAGTTTAGGTTATAGTGATGAAGAAGCTCGTTCTTTTGCGGCAACTTACGCTTCTACTGCTTATACTGATGCTTGGTTATATGGATTAGCTTTTAATGCTATTGAATTAAATGTATTATTAAAAGGTACAAATAAACTAAATATGACATTACCTGATGTTGATAGACTTACACGTCAAAACATCGCTGGTATGGCAAAACAAGGTAGTAAATTTACTGGACTTACATTTGAAGATGCAAGTAAAACTTTAGCTAATAAAGGTTGGAAATCTTATATTCGTTCTGGATTAAAGAAAACTTCTAATTTTAATAAAGTTTCTTTAAGTGAAGCTATTGAAGAAATGCGTGTTGATTTTGCATTACTTCAAGGTGAACTTGCAGCTAAAAAAGAACTTGGCATATATGATGAACGTAATAATTTTGGAGTTGTAACACAACTTGCAGATTTTATGTCCAATGCTGCTAATTGGGATAGTTTTATTTGGGGTGGTTTTGGTGGTATGACTGTGTATGGTGGTCGTTCACTTGTAAATAAAGCTGTGTATGGTAAACGAAATAATGAATATGCAGCTAAACAATATCAATTAATTAATGACGCATTACAAGATACTGCTGCTACAATAGAAGAATTTGATGGTAATCTTTCTATGACACCTGAAGTAGAACAAGTTGTTAAAGAAGATGGTTCTGTTGAATTTAAAGTTACTTCTGTAAATGACCCTGCTCAAACTATATTTGTTCCATTATTTAATAAATTAGGACAAGCTAATGCTATTGAGTATGGAATTGATTATCTTAATAGTATATTAAATTTATCTACTGAAGAAATTGAAGAAACATATGGTCAAGGCAAACAAGAAGTAATTAAAGAAATTCTTAAAGAATTTGAAATAGCTAAAGATATATATCGTAAAAATAGAAATGTTAGTTGGGGTAGTAAATTTGATACTTATATTCAAAATAATATTTCTACAATAGATTATTTAAAAGATTATTATAGTCGTAAATTAGATGAAGTTGAAACTAATCTTAAAGCTAAAGAAATAGAATTTAATACTAATACTGAAAAACAAGAAATTGCTTTACAGGAATTAGATGCTTCAAGATTAGCTCTTGAAAAAGAAAAACAATCAGCTTTAGAGAAAATACAAATTCTTAAAGATAAAAATGATTCTCACAAAAGTTTTATTGCAGATGAAACTATTAAGTCTAAACGTAGAGAATTAAATATTTCTAAAGTAACTCTTGAAAATCAAATAGCTGAACTTGAAAAAAATAGAATTAATTTTAAAATAGATAGAGATAGTTATAGACGTCATTATAGAGCTTTAGCTAAACGTATAAACGATGAAACAAATCAAGAAAAACGTTTTGCTTTAATTCAAGAACTTAATGAACTTTGGGATATACGTCAAAATAATAAAAAAGAAAATAGAGTTAATACTCGTAAATTATATAATTTAAAACAAAAATTAAATACTGTTAATACTAATATTGATTTTATAGATTCTCAATATGAATCTGAAAATAATAAAATTGATATTAATGAAAAAGAAATTACTAATTTAGAATCTATTATTACTGATATAGATTCTAAATTGTCTGATATACCTGAATCTAAAAAAGCTCTTGTTGAAGAATATAATAGAATTAAATCTGAATATTCAAAAGCTCAAGAACCTAATAATATAACTTTAGAAAATCTTAGACAAATTAGACAAAATTTATTATTTAATGTTATTGAACTTTCTAATATTCAAACTAATAAACAAGATTATGTAGATAATCTTAAAAAACAATATGAAAAACTTGAAGAACGTGATAATGAACGTGTAAGAAATCAAGAAGAAAATACAAAAGCTGAACAAGAAGATGTTCAAGAAGATACAGAAGAAGAAAAAGATGTAGAATCCATATCTATTGAAAATAAAAAAGATGCTAATGATTATCAATATACTATTAATAAAGATGGTCAAATAATAAGTTTTATTAAAGGTCTTAGAAAATATGATATAGGTGATACTGTAAGAGTTAATGGTAAATCAGATATTATAAAAAATATAACTATTGATGATAATGATAATTTACAAATAACTTTTGCAAAAGCTCCAGGTATATCTGTAAGTGAATTTAGTGAAACTCCTGTTGATAAAAATTTATTAAATCTTATAGATAAATTTAGCGATAAATATACTTTAGATGGTTTTGATAATAATTTTGTAAAATTATTAGAAGCTCTAAATAAAGATTTTAAAGGTAAAACATTTAAAGCTGCATTTGTAGATTATACAAATGATACATCTGTTTCAGTTGCAAGAGTTAGAGTTTTAACTGGTATAATCAGAAGTCTTGAACAGGTAAATTATCACTTAAATGATGTTGATAAAAATACTTCACAAGAAGAACAAACTAAACAAAAAGATGATACTTTAAAATTATGCACAGATACTCTTTTTACTTTAACTCAATTATTAGCTTTAAATAATAAAGGTATAAGACATAATGCTTTACTTAATTATATTAGTAAATATATAAATATTGTATTATTAAATAAAACTTCATCTATAAATGATGAAATTACAAATAAATATATACCACAGCTTATAAAATCTATTACAGATACTGTATCTGATTATGGCGTATATAATACACAAGAAAATAGATTTGAAATAATTACTGAATATGGATTAGACGAATTATTATCTAAAACAAATGATAATTTTAAATCGTTTAAAGAAATACTTGCTAATCAATTATATCAAAAATATGAACTTGAAGATTTTTCAGATTTAGAAATTGAGTTAGATAAAGCTAAAAATACTATTGATGAAGTTATTACAAATGCTTTTAAATTAAATATTAAAAATAGATTATATCCTGTTATAAAATCAATAGAAACTTATTCACAACATATTAATGATATAATAAATAACAAAAGCAAAGATGAAAATGCTTTTGAATTATTTTCTATATTTAGTGAATTGTATGGTGATGAAACATTTGATGCTATAAGTAAATTATCTAAAGCTATAAACAGTATAATACAAAATTATATAGATACAGGTGGATTTGCTACACAAGAAACTCTTGAAACACTTAAATCTTATAATACTATAATAGAAGATAATATAGATTTAGAAAATGATTTAGCTAATCTTTTACCTGAAGAAATTGAATTATTTAATAAAAGTGGTTTAAAAGAACTTTTAGATTTACTTAATGATAGTTATGATTTTATAAATAATGCTATTGCTTTACAAAATTCTACTAATGCAAATGAAACATCTATTTTAAGGTCTATTGAAACACTTGTTAATTTAAATGAATCTGATGAATATAATCTTGGTAATATATACGATGAATCATATGATGGTGTAAATGATATATATGCAAGAACCGATTGGAGATTCTATATTACACCTTCAGATTATATAGCTATAAAAGCATTAAATGATATAGTTGCAAGATTTAAACTTCTAAATAAATATGATGATAAACATAAAATAACTTATAGTGATATATTAGATGTTATTTATCAAAGCGAAAATGGTGAAGAAAAATTAGATAATTTATATAAACCTATATTTACAGCACTTGTACATTTGTCAGATGCTTCATTCTTACAAAAATTAAAAAGTGAATTAAAAGCTAATGTTGATGAAGATAGTATTCAAAATATATTAAAACTTTTAAATACTATTCAACAAAATGTTCAATCACCTTTAATATCTATTCGTAATCTTAAAACTACTACTAATTCTACACGTAATTATTTAGATGCAAATGATAATATAACTAAAGCATTTATTGATGATTTTAGAAAAACACATAAACGCTTTACTTGGAAACAAGAAGTTCATGATGGTGTTATAGTTCCTAATAATGCTATATGGGATGCTTTAAATTCTGTATATGATTCTCGAACTAAAACTATTCAATCCAAAGTTACAATAGATGGTGTTGAATTTACAACTCAAGAATTATATCAAGCATTACAATCTCTTTCAACTGGTGATGAATTAATACATAAACAAACAAATGATAATCAAACCATTGAACTTTATACAACTATAAATGGTAAATTACTTAAAGTTGGTACTATAAATGTTCAAGAAGCATTTACATTTGGTAATCTTAGATTATCTCGTAAGATTGCAGATAATATAAATGTTAATGTTTATGATTCATTCTTAGGTACATCACAAGGTTTAAAACCTACTATACAAAGATTTATAACACAAGTTTCAAATAGTCAAAAATTATTTGATGGTTTACGTGAATATTATAAAGAATATTATAAAGCTCGATTACAAGGTATTCAAAATACAGAACCTATAATTAAAAGATTAGATGATTTATTAGATAAAATAGGTAAGATAAATGTTCCTGCTGGAGCAGAACATAATCTTACTTATAATGCTCTTTTAGAATCATCTAATTATAATAGTGATACTGAAAACAATCCTATAATAAACCATGATGCTATTTTTAATGTTATAGAACCTCTATTTTATAATGTTGATATATCATCTATTGATAGTTATCTTCGTTGGGGTGGTAGAATAAAAGCTACTTATGAAAATCTTAATGCTCGATTAAGTATGTCTTTTAATTCTATGCAAGCTATTATTGATACACTTAATTCAAATCCTAATGCTAAAATTAAAATATCTTATTTAAATAAAACATCTTTAAGTTTTGCATCTGATACACGTATAAATAATAATGTAGAAGATAATATAACTAAACAAGATGTTATAATAAATGGTAAACAAACTAAAGCAATTAAATTAGTTACTAAACAAGCAAATGGTAATGAAGAAGTTATTTCTTCTTTAACTGAAAATAAACGTATTAATAATCCTTATTCAGAAGATACATTATTAGATTCTCAAAGACATTTTCAAATATCATTTGAAATAAAACTTAATAATGATGATAATGGTGTATCATATATACCTGCAAAACGTAATTCATTAGGTAGAACTATTACACCTAATAATGAATATTCTAAATTAGCTACTGCTAAAGTTATAGATACAATTTTAAAAATTGGTCAAGATAAATTTTTAACTAATCTTGCTATTAATCAATCTTCTAATTCTAAAGTTACAATGTATGTAGCTTCTCCTGAATTTAAAGCTACTGAAGATGAAATATTACGTAAATTATTAAACGATACAAGCGAAGCTATTATTATTGATTCTAATAGTGATAATGGTACTATACCTTGGTTTAATGTTAGTGGTTTATATATAAATAGATTTAAAGATGGTTCTGCTGAAATGACAAAAGATATAGAATTTATATCTGTCATTAGAAATCGTTATGCTTATGGTTATAAAATACGTTTTGTTTATGAATATAGCGATGCTACATCACAGCCGACTAAGATTAAACAAATAAAAATACAGCGCACGAGAACGAACGCAAATAGGTTCAGAGGTGGAGCAAATAATGTAAGTCCAGGCTTTTCTCAAATCGAACTCGCTAAATATTATAAAGACGCTGATAGAACTTATCGTATTGATGATAAATATAAATGGGCTATTATAAATGTAACTGAAAATACTAATCTTGAACAATTATTTAGTTCATCTTTATTTAAACCTATCTTTGCAGGTATGCAACGAGGTTTATCTACTGAATATAATGGTGATTCATATACATTAACTTCTAAAGCAACAGGTGAATCTTTTACAGAAAATTCATTTAATCAAATAGATGGAGTTAATATAATAGAAAGTACTGAATCTCAACTCACTAATAAACAAACTACAAAAGGTAAAGTATTTAAAGGTAAGTATAGAAGTGCTATTTTAGAATGGGCTAAAAAACAAGGTTTATATGATGGTAAAACAACATTTGATTCTATTCAAGATTTTTATTTAAAAACAGATGCTTTAACAACTGGTGCTGTTGGTATTAAAGATGCTTCAACAGGTGAAGTATTTACTAACTATCAATTAAATGGTGTATCTCCTAAAATATATATTAATATTGAAACAGATACAGTACAAGCACCAAAAAAAGAATTAAAAGAAATAAATGCTATTCAAGAAGCTAAATCTATAATTCAACGTATTGCAAGTCCTATATATACATCTAAAGAAAACTTCTTCAATAAACTTAAAGAAAATGGTGTTATAACAAAACAAACACTTATTGACTTAGGTATTGTTCAAGAAGATACTCCTGAAAATGTTGTAAAAGAAATTATAAAATTTTATGAAGATACCTATGGTGATATAGAATCTATACCTTTATTATATGTTGATAGTCCTGAAGATTATAAAATTAAAACAGGTAGAATTCTTACAGAACCTGTAAGAAATCCTAATTATAATCCCAATGCTACACAAGAAGAAATTGAAAATGCTAAAAAAGAAAATATAGATATAACTCAACCTGTTATAAATATACCTATTACAAAAGAAACATTTTCAATATTAAAAGGTGAATATAATAAAAATCAAGGTAATATAGTTTTATATTCTAATTTATTTACAAAAGCATCTGTAACAATATCTGATATAGGAAATACACTTACACATGAAAGTTTACATTTTAGAATATTAAAAGATTTAAAAAGTGGTAAAATAAATAAATCAATTATTAGTGAATTAAATGATTTACTTACCATTTTAAATTCAATTAATGAAGATACTAAATCTGTAAGTGAAGAAGATAAAAAAATATTAAAGAAATATCTTGAAGTTATAAATAGTGCCAATGAAGATGCTTATAATGAATTAATAACATATGCTTTAACCGATAGTACATTTGCTAATATATTAAATCGTATTGAAGTTACAAATAAAACTACTAAAACAAAACGTACTATTTGGGCAAGACTTATAGATGCTTTACTTAAAATATTAGGTATTAGTGAAGTTACACCTGGTAGTGCATTAGCTACATTTAAAGATATAGTTGTTAATAATATAAATTCTGGTAGAACTAAAAAAAGTAATACAAGTGGTGCATCGCATGTCATCCCATCTGTTCCCCTACCGGGACACTCGCGGGCAAACGAAAATATTACACCTCAAATAGAACCAGATATTATTACACAAGTAACTGAAACTACTACTTCTAATCCTGATGTAGATATTCAAGAACTTGATATTGATACTATGGGTAATATAGATGACATACTTAGTAGTCGTGATGTTTTACGAGAGCGTCCCGGTAGGGAAGCAAGTGAGATGCAACCTACAATTCCTACTGAATCAAATAATAAAAATAATCCTTTGAATAATGGTGTAAATTCTGTATATTGGCAAAGCAATAAACCTATTGTAACAAGTATTAAAGAAACATATACAGATGAAAATAATTTAAAAATATGTTAAGGTATGAAAAAATGTAATTTAATTCCTTATTCTTCTGAATATAATCAATCTCGTTTATTTAGAACTGTATTAAATTTTGCAAATAGTAAAATTGATACAGATTTAACTTCTACTGGTATAGATGTTAAATCAATAAGAGATTTAGCAATATATATTTATAATTATTCATTAACGGCTAACTTAAAAGATTCTGGTGTTGCTTTATATGAAGATACAGGTGAACCAACATTAGATTCTGTTCTTGCAGCTTTAATAGGAGATAAACAAACTCCTATTAAAGCTAAAAGTCTTTTTACACATATGTTAGATGTTATGAATACTAAAGTTTCTAATAAGTATAATCCTACTATTACTTATGATGGAACTTTTACAAGTTCTGATATATCTTATTCTAATCTTGTATTAAGTGAATTATATTTACAAATACAAGCTGATTTATCTGTAAATAAAGCTAAAACAGAATTTGGTCTTAAACGTCAAATACTTGAAAGACTTTTAAAAACTATTAATGTAAATAGAGTTGTACCAGATTTATTTAGAGATGAATATGTAAAATCTTATCTTACTAATATTGTTAGACAAGATTCTATTATATGGAAATCTTTTATATCATATTTAAATAATACTTATGGTGTAAATTATAAAAATGTTCGACTTGATTTTAATTTAGAAGAACGTGAAGGTACTTTTCAAATATCTGAAGATATAGCTGAAGTTTGGGATTCTGTTGAACAAGATAGAATAGATAGAAAAAATACAATATCAAGTGTTGTAAAATCTAAATTAGCATTAATATTTACTAATACTAATGATAATAGAGGTTATACAAATAAGTTGTATATTCCAAGTCCTATGGATATTAATACTTTATGGAATCAGCTTATTAATCTTCATGTTAATGATATAACAGAAGCTGATGTTTATAATAGTATTGTTAGAGCTTCTGAACAAGTTCCTGCTTTTGCTAAAGTAAAAGAATTATTTGATGCAGCTACTCGTGGTGATGAAGATGCTATAAATTTTAAACATGCTTATTTAAGTGGTGTAAAATTAGCTGTAATTCCTTCTAATATATTAGCATTAGATTCTGATTATGTTTCAAGAGTAATTACAAATAATCAAAATAGTTTTGCTGAAACTGCATATTATAATCGTTTCATTACAGTAATTAGTACTAATTTACAATATAATTTATATAATAAATCTTTATTTAAATCTTTAAATCCGCGTTATATTACTGTAAAAGACGGTAGTAAAACATTTTTTGATAAAGAATCTACTATTGATTCTTTAATGGATGTATATAATAAATTAGGTCTTGATGTAAGTCGTGATGCTTTGAATGCTTATATAAGTGCACAAGGTGATACACGAACTACATATAATCAATTAATTAATCAAGCAAAAAGTATTATTTCTGAAGTTCAAAATATAATAGATAAAAATATTACTATTGATACTTATGATTCTTCATCTACAAATAATCTTGCTAATTTATATAATCTTGCAAAAGTAGCTTCTTATGATTTTAATTCACTTACTAATCTTAGTTATTTAGATGTAAAAGGTAAGTTAAATTATAGTCCTCAATATGATAGTCTTCTAACAAAAATGTTTAGAGGACTTCGTCTTACTGGTAAATTACGAGAAGATTATTTAAAGGATGTATTTAAAGATTATTTAAATGATGATACATTAAGTAATAATAATCTATTGTGGTATGATTCTCGTACTGGAATAGGTATGTTTGAGAAATATGTTGTTAATGGTGAAACTCAAATTAAAGTAAATCCTGGTTTTATACAAGATTTTGAAACTAAAGGATTTATGAATATTTCTCAATTTGATGGTCTTAAATTAAATGATATAGGATTTAAATACAAAGAACTTCAATCTACTCTTTATAAGTTCACCGAAATAATGCTTAATTTAAAAGGTGAATATGTATTTCTTACATCTGATAGTCCACGTAGTTATATGATGCATGTAAAACAATTAGATGTAAAAGGTTTAATTAATAAAGATGGTACATATAATTCTGACCATGCTTTATTTGTTGGACTTCGTAAAATTGTAGAAAATGACATTAATATTTTTAATACTCGTGGTAGATTTGTCTTATCGCTTAATGATAAAAAAGCTAAAGATAAAAAAACATTAAATGCTATACATAGAACTAAATATTGGAATGGTAAAACTGTTTTAAATAATGGTATTCCAACAGGTAGAGCTTTTCAGTTTTTAAGTCTTACTTATTCTGAAAATTCTAAACCTGTTAATCTTATTAAATATATAGCTCAACTTGAAAGTACAGAAAATAAAACTGTTACTGAACAAGATGTTTATTCTGATATTATAAATCAAATTTTAAATGGTGTTGTAGGTAAATATAATTTACAATATTATGTTGATGGATTTGTTGCACGTTATATACAATATGCACAAGAAAGTGTTACAACAGATTTTTCTGATATAGCACCAAGCGTCATTCGTTATATTATAGGTAATGATTATAATGTAAATAACATATTAAATCCCACATTAGCTGAAGAAATACTTCATACTTATACTGAATTATTACAAGATTTTCTTCGTATAAATAAAAATCCTATGATTAAGACTGTTGATGATATACCTCAAGGTCTTAAAAATAGTAAATATGAAGATGCTATAAAACGTATTTTAGATAATAAAGATGTAGCTTCTGAACCATTTTATAAAGAACTTATGCTTGGTGTTGTATTAAATCATACTATTTATAATGATGCTTTTAATGGTTTAGTATATGGTAATTTAAGTGAATATAAAAATAGTATTGATTTTAATAAACGTATTTCACAAGTAATTAAAAATGGTCTTAATTCCATAGATACAGGTAAAACTCGTAAAATACTTGTTGTATCTGATATGGAATTTAAAAATAATATAGCAGATGTATTATTTAGAGATGAACAAGGTGTTGAACAACAAGGTCGTGTTAATGATGAAGTTGCAAACGCATACGCAAAACCTGCTACAATAAATGACTCTCAGTCTATTATAACAGATGTAGGTCTTGAAGATTTACTTAAAGCAACAGGTCGTTGGCAAGAATATAAGGATATTGTAACTAATTTACGTAATCCTAATATACCTTATAATCCTAATGCTTATCGTAAACTTATTGAACAATTAAAATTGTTTGGTACTGCACGTAGAGCAAGAAGTAGTTTCTTTAAATCTAATCCTAATATACGTGATGAGAATGGACAGGTTGTAAATGATATGTTTGCAACTGATGTAGATTCTGTTCAAATTAAAGACTCTACAATAGTTTTATTTAAATCTTCTGTTGCAGGTACAGCTTTAGAAGAATTATATGATTGGATGACAACTAATGGTGTAGACCAAATAAGTCCTATATCGGCTGTTAAAGTTTCAGGTATTACACCTATAACAATTCATAATGAAAATGCACAATTAGTATTACCTAAAACATTAGATGATACTTCTGTTTTATATATGAAATCTTCTGATTTTGTTATACAACAAGATATACCTGCTGATATATTAGATGAAACTGTTGTACTTGGAAACCAATTTATGAAACAGCTTATTCAAGGTCTTAATATGACTGAAGCTATATATAAAATTGGTAATGGTAAAAAACTTACAGGTAGAGAGATATCTAATTTATTTCAACAAACTATATCTCAAAATGTTTCAGAAGATGCTATTAATTTTATAGCTGAACTTGGTGGTATAGATTCTGATGGTAAACTTTATTTAAATGAAAATGGTGAACTTGTATTAAGTAAAAATAAACTTGCAAGTTTTCTTCAAGAAATAGTTATGGATGATGATTCATCGCAAGATGTTCTTAAAGCCTTAACTATGGATGAAAATGGTATGACTGCTATGCCATTATCAAGTCTTGTGACATTTAAAAAGTTTGAACGTATATTAGCATCTCGTTTTACTAAACATGTTATAAGTCAAAGACTACCTGGTTTCCATGGTCCAATTAGAGCTGATATATTTAATTCTTCTAATATTCTTCTTAGTAAACAAGCTAAAACTTTAAGTCAAGAAGAATATAATAAAGCTATTGATAAATTAGCTAAAGATGGTATTATAACTTATGCTGATACGTTTATTGAAAGATGTAAAGCAGAACGTAGGTCACTTGAATTACAAGCTGAATATGGTTATGATGAAGAAGGTAATCTAATACATCGTGCTGAAGTTATTGTTAGTCCTTGGATGAAAGAATTCTTTCAAACCATACCTACAACTAAAACAGTAACTATGTCTGATGGTACTACCAAAGATTTTATAACTGTTGATATAAATCAAATACCTGAAGAAGCAAGAAAAATGTTTGGTATTCGTATTCCAACAGAGGGTAAACAATCTATGGTACTATTTGAAGTTGTTGGTTTTATTAATACTGGTGCTACACAAGCTATATTTCCTCAAAGCCTCGTGACTCGTACTGGTTGGGACTTCGATATAGACAGTATATATGCTTACTACAAACATATAAATTTTAAGCAAGGGATTTATACCTTTCCGCAAAAATCGTTTAATACAGAGCAAGCCAGACAGCGAGAACAGGCTAATTTGCAGGCTAAGTTACAAACACTCCAAAACGCCTATAATAGGTATAAAATATTACCTACTACTAATTCAAGTTATAATTCTCCAAACTTTCTTATAGTTTGTAATTTGTTTAATAGTAAGTATGTAAATACAGAAGCTGTAAATACTATGATTATATCTATTACTAATGTTATAGATGAAAATATATCTACACTTACAAAACAAGCTGAATATCTTAAATCTAAAAATAATACTAAATTTACAGCTCAAATAGCTGAAATTGAAGATACAATATTTAAACTTAAAAAAGTTAAAGATAATGTTAATCTTGGAGTTAAATATTTAATTAATGAAATATCTGGTCATATAGCTAATTATATTAATTCACAAGGCAATGGTCTTAAGCTTTTAGAAGCTATAAAAGGTTCTTCTTTAACACAAGAAGAAAGATTGGCTATTACTAATGTTATGACAGAAAATTATAATCAAGGAGATGATAAATTTTTGTTAGAAACATTACAAGCTATTAATGATGGTATTTATAAAGTAAAGTCTATATTTACTAAAATCAATAAAGATTTTACAAGTATTACAACAAATGAAAATAATGCTAAATATGGTATTACAATTGATAACTATAATACTATATTAGAGGCTCTTTCTAATTTTATTAAAGGTGATGCTAAATTAAAAATAGGTAATGATATTAGAACTGTAAATATATTTGAACAACTTGATAAAATAAATAGAAATATTAAAGAAGCTGTTGAAAAAGATTTTGGTTCTCTTAAAATTGAAATTGATGAACTTGATAAACTTCTTAAAGAAGATAGACAAGCTCGTGAAAATTTAATATTAGATATAACCACAGCTATATTAGGTAATGTTTATCATATTAATGATACAAACAAACCTAATGCTATGGATAATATTAAAGCTGTATCTAAACGTGATAATGATTTATGGAATAGAAGTCTTGAAAGTGTAAATCCTAATAATCTTGCTGATAAAATATTTCTTAATATTGTTAGTATGGGTTCAACTGTACTTAAAGGACATTCTGTAAACTTTGATAATATTGCAGCTATTTTATCTAATCTTGAAGCTAATATGCGTAAACCTGTTATACGAGAAATTAGTATTGCAAGTTTACCAGATTATTATGAAGATGGGATTAAAATAGAACCTTTAAGTGTAACCGGTAAATCTTTAAATCCTAAATATTTAGCTTATTTAGAAACACTTTATGGTAAGAAAAATATACAATTTAAACCTGTTCGTAAAACTATAAGAGTTAGAGACGGTTATATAAATAATAATGCCGCTGGTACTAATATAGATATAAGTGGTCAAAAAATATCTTTCCAATTATCTGAAGTTACGGCTGCAATTCTTGATGCTTTAAAAGCTGAATTATCATTTAATTTAAATATAGATACATTATCTGTATTTAGATTATTATCTGCTGGTATAACTACTGAGAAATTATATCTTGGTAATAATACTTATGGAGATGTTAATAGATTTAGTTTTGCTAATGCTTTAATTCAACAGCCTATCATTGTAGATTTAATTGAACGTTTAAATATAGAACGTATTAATAATCCTTTAGTTCAATTCGATAAAGCTATTGAAATAGTTCGTAAAGAATATTCTGATAAATTAATGGAATATTATTTGCGTAATAAAACTGGTGATATTCAAAATGACAAACTTGAATCTTTATATAGAACTGATAGATTAACTAAAATATCTAAAGCTGATATACAAGATATATTATCTAATATAAATGATACAAAATCTGTTTATTATAATGCTAAAGAATTTATAGCTTATACAACTGAAGAACTTATTTCTTTTATAGAAGATAGAAATGTTGATAGCGGTAATATAATTGCTGCTCAACTTGCAGTTTTAGATATGTTTGCAGATTATAATGCTAAAGCTGAAACTGTAAAATCTTTAATGTTTGCTTTAAAAACTGAAAGTAAAGTAGATTCATTTTATAAAGCTGATATAAGAGAATTACGTCTTGCTGATTATTATATTGATAAAACTAAATATAATAAATTATTAAATGATGTTTATGAACATTCTGCAAATGAAATACGAACATTTGCTGAAACACAAGATGATTCTAAAAATGTTATAGAAACTTTTAATGTTGAAACAACTCAAGGATTTTTAAAATTATATCCTGAATTTGCTGAAAGTCATGGTAGAGATTTCATAACTACTATGGATTATTATGAAGCTCGTAATATGTTTTCAACATTATTAACTGCTAAATCCCGTAGAGATTATATAAACGCTTTAAATATAACATATAAACAAGATTCTGGTTTTGAAATACATGGTCAAGATTTAATTGATGCTGTATTTGTTACTGAAAATAATGATTATATAGATGTTAATGATGGTAGTTTTATAGATTTAACTTCTATATCTAAATATCCAATTGTATTCTCTCGTTATCAATTTGGACATTGGCTTTATGCTAATGCTTTTGGTAATATATTTGCTCAAAGAGCTGATTTAGTTAAATCTTCTGTATCATCTTATTTAATTCAAACAGGTAAACAAAACAATGAAAGTCTTCGTAATTTTGTTACTTCTCGCATAATTGAATTTAATTCTCAGTCAGATTCAAGAGATACAGTTCCATTACTTTATAATGTAGATAGAAAAATTCTTCAAAATCTATTAGGTATTATAACTGAAGAAGAATCTAATATACATAAAGGTATAATAAAAGAATTATTTAATAATATAAATGGTGAAGTTACTAATGAAAAATTAGCTAAATATACTAAATTAACTTTATCTGAACAAATAGCTTTTATTCAAACTGAACCATCACTTAAAAAATATATAAATCAACCTGCATTTAAAAATTCTAATATATTTAAATTTATTGTAAAAGAACCTAATAGTAAACAACGTAGAGGTTTTGATTATTTTAGAATTATTCGTGATGATAATAATGTAGCTGCTGTAAATGATATGACTGATAGTGTACTTGCTATGTGGGATTCTAACGTTCCATATATAGCACATACTATTAGACAACTTATCGCATATACTTATTATTTAGAGGGTTTTCAATTTGGATATAATATATCTAAATATATACCTATTGAACTATTTACTACACAACGAGTAAATCCTAATTATGATACTCGTTTAATACAATTAGGTATTCCTGATATAATCGTTGGATTAGGTGATTATTCTAATGTATTATATGATGCTGAAAATCGTATTATACATGGAGAAGTTATTGATATGCAAGAAACATTCGGTTATATTAGTAGACAAAATAGTGATTTAAATTTACAATTACCTAAAGAAAATGAACAACGTAGAACTTTTAATAAAACACTTAAAGTTGCTACAATGGGATATCTTATGAGTAAAGATGCAGGTAATGTCGGTTCTACAAGTTTAACATTAGGTGATAAAACTTATAAAATTATATTTGAAACAATAGAACGTGTTGCAAATAGTAGATTTGCTAATTCTGAATACGTTATACAACGTAATGGTAGAAGAGGTAATACTATTTTTAAACGACATGTTGTAACAAGTATTAATACAAGTAATGTTGGTAAACAAGTTTATTTTTATTATCCAATAGGTAAACTTCTTCCTAATGAATTTAATGATTATAGTATTATTGATGATTATAATGTACCTCAAAGATTAATATTTGATGGTAGAGAAATGTCTATTGATGAATTTGTTTCTGAAAGTATTGAACTTCAAAGATTTTTAACTACTTTAGAACAACTTGAAATTGAAAGAGGTGAAAATAGTACTATAATAGAAAGTGATAATATTGAAACAAATAATATTGAAAATCAAAATGAAGATGAAGTAACTAATGATGAAGATGAAGTTACACCAGAAACTATAACAGGTGATACATTTAATGATAAACCATTAAATTCTAAATTTGTTATAACTGAACCTATAACAACTCACATATCTAATTCTTTAACTGATACTTTAAATGAAGTTTCAAAAGATGCAGATAATATAATTTTTATAGGTTCTAAAGATTCATTTGCTAAAAAACTTTTTGTTAATAAAAATGCTATAATAGTAGATGAAACTAAAAATCCTATTGATGAAGCAAGACGTATTGCTAAATTAATTAAAAATGGTAAGACTGTTATATCTGGTAATTCATTAGAAAATATATCTACTGATGGTATAGGAGCTACACAATATGCTAATTTATTTATTTCTAAATTATATCAACTTATAGGTAGAATAGATAGTTTTAATATAATACTTAATGATGGTTTTGGAACAGCTATATCTCAAATATATATAGATGTTCCTAAAACAATTTATTCTATAACTGAAAATAATGATAAATTATTTAGTTCTTTTGTAAAAACTGAAAGACCTGAGGTTGGTAGTATAGATGTTAAAATGTTTGATAATGCACAAATAGCTTTAACTCTATTTGAAACATTAGGTAAATTACAAAAACTTATTAGAAGAAAACATATTCCTAATTCTGATATAATTAAAAAAGCATATAAGTCTCTTAATTATGATAATTATGAAACAAATCTTGAAAGTGCTTTAAAAGAAGAAGATAGGGATGCTATAATTCGTATATTTGAACAAATGGAACTTGTATCTTCAACAACGCTTGAAGCTATAAGAGAATTATTTGAAGATATAAATTCTATTAATTTTGATGAAATACAAGGTGATTATGCTAAACGTACTTCATATAAAAAGAAACTTAATACTATAAGAGAATTATTAGCTATTTTTGATAATTATAGAAAACTTAAAACTATAAATATTGAAGATACTATTTACGATGCTAATAATGAAACTGATGTAGAAAGTTTTGAAGAAGAATTTAAAGATATTAATTCTACTATTAAAACTCTTCAAGCATTGTATAATAAATCTAAAAAATATTCTGATGATTTATTATATAAAGTTCAAGAAATTATAACAGACCAATTTACAAAAGATAGTCGTAATCCCAATTATACAACAGCATTTAAAAAATTATTAGAAGCCTCTCGTACTGAAAATTTTGATGCTAATACTTATGATTTTGAAAGTCTTAAAATTAATAAGACTGAATTTCTCGATATAATGAATGCCATATTTACTTTAAAAAATATGGATATTTCAACTACTCAAAGATATCTTGATTCTGCATTTGTTACAGGTGTACCTGTTATAGATATAATAGGTAAACAATATATTAAAAATGTTGAAAATGCAAGATATAAAGCTAATGCTATAATGGATGAAGTTGAAGAAGCATTAGTTAAAATCAATCCTAAATTTAAAGATAATGGAGCTTTAAGAGAGCAATATTTTAAACGTTTTGTTGATGATTATGGACAACTTATTTCTGAATATGAATATGGTAGTATAGCAGAAAATATTGAAGAACTTAGTTCTAATATATCAGAAGTTGTACAAGAACTTTTATATAATGGAACTTTTAATATAACTGTTGAAGATACTCGTTCAGCTATGATTAAAATAGATGAACTTATTGATAATTTTAATAAAACTAAAAATGCAACTTTAACTTTAGTTACAGGTACAGAATTAGCAGAATTAGAAAGTCATATCGAAGATATGGCAGATAATGAAAGAATAGCTTATTTAAAAACCCATGATTATATAGAATTAAATTATATTGAATCTATTGATAATACTCCTCAAAAAACTTTATTTAAATTAGATTTTAAAGAAGAAGCTAAAAGTGAAGCATATAAAAAACTTTCACAAGAAGACCAAGAATTTATTTCTACTATTAAAAGATTAATTAGAGAAACTATTCAATATTATAATCCTAACTTTGTTCCTTATGCTTCTAATTTTGCAAATATACTACCATATATTCCTAAAGCTACTTTAGGCAAAGCTCTTAAAAATTATGTTAGACTTCCTAAAATTAGAGAAGATAAAACTTTTGAAGATATTGATGGTAGAAAGAAATATGTTGCTGAAGCATTTACTTTACAAACTCCTGAAGTAGTATATAAATTTAATATAGGTACTAAACCTGTTGGTCAAATATATTCTTCTTTTGAAGAAGAAGTTTTAGAACGTTTTAATAAATGGTATAATCATCCTAATAATAAATATAAAGTTGATTATGAAATAAAAAGTATTAAAGATATACATAGATATAATAAAGAAGTTGAAATACTAAATAAACAACATAAGGCTACAACAATGTCTTATGATATTTATGATATTATGAAAGCATTTACACAAGAACTATTTAATGTAAATGCTATGAATGAATTTAGAGTTGATTATGATTTAGGTTTATATTCTTTACTTGCAAACGATGCTACTACAAATATTCCAAAAGCAATGGAACAATATAAACGTATTGAAGCTAATGTATTTAATGCAAGTAAGGTTAAAAGTAGATTAGATAGAGCTGCAAGTGCTTTATTACGTTATTCTTCTATAAACTTTATGTATTTCAACTTAACAGCTGGTATTAAAAACGTAATGAAAGGTGTTAGTGATATGATTATAGAAACATCTGCTAATAATTTTGTTGATGATAAATCATTACGAGCAGGTCTTGCTGAAATAATGAAAGTTGCTCCTATTTGGATAAAAGAATTACAACAAGAAAAAACTGAAAATCTTTATGTAGCTATTCTTAAAAACTTTGATGATATTTATCAAGATACTACTGATTCAGGTGCATCTCTTAGTGGTTCAGACTTTCTTACTAAAGTATTATCGAGAGTTGATACTATTGGTTATAGTTTTAATAATATGGGTGAATTTATAATGCAATTTGGTATGTTACTTGCTTGTACTAAATCACATCGTGTATTAAATGGTAAAATACTATCTTTTAATGATTGGTATGATGATAGTAAAGTACGTATATTTAATCAAATTGCTACACCTGAACAAAAAAGAGAATATTATAAATTTAAAGAAGTTAAAAATGCTGAAATAGAAAGATATGAAAATAAACACAATACAAAATATAATTGGCAAGGTGATTATATAGGTGCTTTCTTAAAAGCAAATCCAGAATTATTTAGTAAAGAACAAAAAGCTGAATTTAATAAACTTTCTAAAGAATTTAAGATAAATTCAAAAACTGAATTTGAAAAACTTCCAACATTAGAATCTTGTCTTAAAATTGAAAATGGTAGACTTGCTTATACAAAAGAAAGTAAATTAACAAATGATGATTTAACTTTCTTTAGAGAACGTGTAAAAGGTATAAATCAATCTTTACATGGTATTTATAATAGAGTTGATAGAATGGCTTTACAAGATAGTTCTATTGGTGAATTATTTTTACAATTTAGAAAATGGATGCGTCCTACTTGGAATAGACATTTTGGTCGTCGTTGGATGCGTTATTTTTATAATGAATCTTTAGGTTCTTGGGAAGTTCCTATTTATAAACCTGCATGGGATTTTCTTAAATATGGTATTGAAAAATTTAATAAAGAAAATCCTAATGTTAAACCTTTAGATTATATAAAAGGTATATTTAAAATAGCAAGTTATTATTTAGAAGCTATTAGAAATTATAAATTTTATTATAATTCAATGACTATTAGTGAACAAGCTGCTGTTCATAAATTTATGCGACATGTAGCTATATTTGCAGGATTAGCTGTTACAACTCTTATATTAGGTAGTCTTAAAGATGACGATGATAAAGATGAAAATTATGCTTATACTATGATGATGTATGAACTTACATCTTTATATCAAGAAGTATCTGAAGTTGTACCTATATATGGTTGGTATAATACAATAGATATGGCACGAGAAAGAATATTTGTTGGTGAAAGTATGTTACAACAAGGAGAAAAAGTTATACGTTATAGTTTATTAGGTCTTATACAAGATGAAGATAAACTTATGTATGATAGAGGTATTTATAAAGGTCAACTTAAACGTGACGTTGCTCTTAAACGTATGATTCCTATTTTAAGACAAATTGAAAAACAACAAAATCTTAAATCTACTATGAATTTTTATAATTATTATAATCCTTTTAATTAATATAATAACACTGATGTAAAAAAGGGGTTTAACCGTCTAATTCAACAGACGATTAAACCCCTAATTTTATAGATAAAAATAATACTATGAAGTGTAGGTTTCATCCCATCTGTTCCCCTACCGGGACAGTGAGGATAAACACCACGATTTTTATCACTAATATCAGTATTACTTAAAGCAATGGAAAAATATGTAATTACAACATTAGTAAAACACGATGTTTAATATTACAACGTCCCGGTAGGGGAGCAGAAGAGATGAAACCTACAATACTATTAATATCTATTTTAGTTTCTTATTTAATTCCTGTACTACCAAAACCTTTATCTCCACGAGTAGTACTATTTAATTCTTCAAGTGAATCAGCCATTTCAATTTCAAGTTTATCAACTTTAGAAAGAACAAGTTGACCTAAACGTTCACCATCTTCAATAATATAAGTAAATGGTGTAGGATTATGAATTATAATACCTATTTCACCACGATAATCAGAATCAATAGTACCTAACATAGTAATTAAATTGGTTTTAGCACTAATACCACTACGAGGTCTTAATTGAAGTTCATAACCATCTGGAAGTTCTGCATATAAACCTGTTTGTAAAACATTATGAGAATAAGGTAATATCCAATGAGATTTATTATCATTTGTATAAGGTACATTACCTTCTATAACATCTTTATATTTATCTACAATAGCATATATTAAAGAAGTTACAAAATTACTTTTTGAAATAGAATATGGAGCAATAGGATAATAAGTATAAATATTTATAATATCATCGTATGTTTCTTTAGAAAGTAATAAATTATAATCTTTACGAGAAAGATTTATACCTCTATGTTTTTTTAAATCAGTTATAATATTAAGTACTAAACTATTTAATGAAATATTTGTTGTAATTCTATTAATATATTTATAACAAATATCAAAACCAGAAGCACCCGAAGTTTTATATTCGGGTGTTATTCCAGTTTTTGAAAATATCTTAATCTTGTTAGATGTCGTCATCTTCAAAATGTATTAAAGTTGTTGGTTGAATAATATATTGTGCTATTTTAAATAAATGAGTAATTCTCATTTCTAATATATTATCAGTATTAGCTATTTTAAAATACACAAGAGGATTTATAATTCTATAAGTTTCCGGAAGTAAACGTTGATTAGGTTCTTCAATAAGTTTTTTAATCTTATGAAGTTTTGTTAAATCACCACTTAATTCAGGTACTTTACAATCATCGTCATTAAAACAATCTACTGTTCCATCTGAATTTATATAAATGTATTTAACCATTAGTTTATGCAGCTATTCTAATTAATTCATTCATAGCTTTTTGAGCTATTTTAAATGATTGTCCTTGTGTAATAGAATCAAATTTATCTTGTTGATTTTTATATTTCATACCATTATTTATATAACTTAAAACACCATTATACATCCAATATGCAGTACCACGATAAACATCTTGTCCTACACCATTTTCAATATAATCTCTATAAGCTATAAATTGATTATGTTTAACAGAGGAAATATTTTTATCATCAAATGGTATTCTATCAATACCACCTTTATCAACTATATATTTTACTTGACCTTCATCAAATAAAATATTAGCTATATAACGCTCTACATCATTACTATTAGCATTAATAGTTTGAGTATGTTCTAAAAGTTGTTTTACAGATTGATTATAATGAATACTTTTATTCATTAATATAGCACCTTCTTGAAGATTATTAAGAATATTTTTAGTATGCTTAAAAGTCATTTTATTAGTACATTTTTGTAAAGCAGCATTTAAAGTATTATTACATACAACACGAATATTAGTAAAACAAGCATTTATACTTGCAGAACAATCATGACTTGTTGTAAATAATATATATCTTTCTACATCATCTTTACCTATATTATAATTAGGCAATTTAGCAGTTACAAATATTCTTTCACCTTTTCCAAGTACACCAGCTGTTTGAATAATAATATCATTTTTATTAATCATATCATTATTTTTACAAACTTGATAAATAAAATCCATTGCAACTTCATTTTGTACAACTTCATATCGTTTACCAACTGTACCTAAAATATCATAATTATCTTTTCTATAAGTAGCATATATATCAGGAACAATATCACCTTTTTTAGGAATATTAATACTACTTCCGTCTAAACATAAACACTTATAATAATCTTCATGTTTAGTAATAGAATCAATATTATCTGGAATAAAACTTGCATACATTTTAGCAAGTCCTACTTCATAATCCATATTAGCAATATGTAATATTTCATCAGGAGTTTTAGCTTTCTCAACAATAGTACCAAGACCATGCCAAGGTTTTTCTTTTAAAGAATAAAATGAATAACTTTTACGTTCTTCATTATAATTTATATTATCCATATTATTTTATTTAATTATTAAATTCATAACAACATTTTTAATTTCAAATTTACAATCTTTATATAATTCTTCAACAATTCTAAGATGTTCTTTAGCAATTTCTTTATATGTATAAAGAGCTGCTTTCTTAATATCAGATACAAATTTATTATTACGATTTAAATACTTTTTATAAGTTTTATTATAAACAGCATATTTAGTAATAACTTTTAAAGTTTTCATCTGAATATACTTGTAGTATTAATATTAATATTTAAATCAATAGCTTCAATTAAATCATCACAAAGAGATTTATATTTATCTTTTGCAACTTTTTTATCAATTGTAAAAGATAGATTTAAATCTTTATTTAACTTATATTTTTCAACAGCATCTACAATAAGTTTTATTTCATCAATAGAACCTTCAAATTCAACTTTAGCTTTTGTTATAGAATCAAGTTGTCCAATAATAGATTTAGCATCTTCATTTGTATAAATATATTTAGTAATAATATCATTTAGTTCTTCTTGATTATAAGTAATACTTTCAGAATCTTTAGTATAAACTGTAAAATCAGGATAAGTTAATTTATGTATTCCTTTATTATTAGCTTCTGTAAAAATATGAAGAGCGTCAGTAACTCTAACTTTAAGTCTATCAGTTAAATTACTAATAGCTTTTTTACGTTTACTAAGTCTTTCGATTTCATCTTTAAGAACTGTTTCATTAGATTTATTAATAGCAATAATATTTTTATAAGCTCTTAATTTATCTTCAAGTTCTTCTCTATTAATTTTTAAACTTTCTTCAGTAGCTTCATCTAAAGCACCTTCATTTTCTTCTATTTCAGACATTAGTCTAAAATATTCATCTTGTATATCAAATAAACTTTTACTCATAACTTAACATTTAATATTTACACCTCTATCTTTAAAAACTGATAATATTTTTGATTTTAAATCTTTAAATAAATCTTTTAAATTATGTTGATAATCAAGTTCTATATCCCAACCATTAACATTATCTAAATCTATTTCAGATTTATCATGCATGTTATTAGCATCATTAATAGATTCAAGACCTTTATTTTTAGCATTTATTCTAATAAGAATAATATTAGATTTACGAATTAATTTGAAATATTCATTTTGAAATCTTAAATCAGTTATAATAAAATTTTTATTATTATAATTATATTCATTTAAAATTTTATCAACGAATATATCTTCATTATCATTTCGTAATAACTTACCAAAATAAAGTAAAACTTCTCTATTAGTTAAATATTTTTCATTACCAAATTGATAAATTTTAAAACCACTAATAGCTTCTTTAAATTTTCTATTTTCAAAATCAAAAGCATTACAATTTAAAACAGTAGCACATATTTCTTTTAAATATTTAGCAAAAGATTTAATAACAAATACAGGTTTTACAGAAATTCTATTAATATAATTATCATCCCATTCAATAGATTCAATAGCTTTTATATAAGAATTATCAAATTGTTTAGGATTTTTAATAAATTCATCATTAGCTTTATTTAAAATATAATAAAGCATATCACCAATGGTATCTTTACCAGAACCTTTTTTACCACTAATTGCTATTATCATTTTTATATTTATTTAATCTATTTTAATAAGTTTATATTTAAAATTAACAACATCATCTTCACCAGATAACACTCTAATCATAGCTTCTTTTTTAACTTTAAGTTTATCTTCAAGATTTAATTCTTTTTCATAAATTCTAACAGATTTACGAGCAATTAAATCATTGGTTTTTTGAATACCATATTTAGTAATCATAAGTTTAAAAAGAGTATCATCATCAAGATTCTCAACTTCACTTCGTTTCATTCTATAAATTCTTCATTATAATGTATTATTTTATCTATTGTATCAGTATCTAAACAACCATCATAAGTAGGATAAGTTTGTTCAATAATCTTATCTAAATCAGCAGTAATAGAAAAGCACACTCCAATTTCTTGAAGTGTACATTCTCCATTTATAAATCTATCAATATCTTTTAAATTAGGTTGTTTAAATATAGATATAAGTGCATCACGAAATGTACTTTTAAATTTATCTATATTCATTTATTTAATATTATTAAATTCAGGATAAGTAGCTATTAAAGCGTTTTCAATTTTAACAGCTAATTCTCTCATTTGTGGATGTGCTGAATTAGCTTTACGTTGAGGTAAGAAACCTTTAGCTTCTTTTATATGTAATTTACCAACTTGTTGATTTATAAGTTCACCTTTAAATTTATCAAGTGTACCTGTAATATAAATATCAGTTTTAAGAGAATTAGTTAAAACACTACGAGCTATTTGAGCAGTCCAATGAAATTTATTTATAAATTCCATATATTCAGCTTCAACAGTAGCCATAAAGTCATACCAATTTCTTGCAGCTTCTGTTTCATCTTCTTCAAATGGTTGAATAAATTGTATTTGACCACCTTGATTATCTTTACTATAATTACACCATCTTGTACTTTCTTGCATATAAGCAAATTCAGTATGTCTAACAACTTCATGAGATACACCTCTATCAGTTGTAAGTTTAACAGTAGCAATAAATAGTTCAGGATAATTAAGTAAAATAAATGCAGGTTCTACACGTTTAATATATTCAGAAAGTGGAGATAAAACACCAGGATTAATAAAATCAAAAACTTCACGTTCAGTATAAAATAAATCTCTAAATTCAGGTGTATATAGCCACATTAAATAAACTAAATCACTAAGAGCTTCTTCATGTTTAATTAAAGAACTTCTACGTTTATTAACTTTTGTATCTAAAAGCATATCAAGTAAAGTCCTATAATTAATAGCTATAAATTGACCATAATTAGTATATTCAATATGAGGATTGTAAAGTAGTAAATCTCTACGTACATCCATTTGAACATTACTTAAATCAAAATACACATATTCGTGCATAAGTATAGCATTATGTCCCTCTTGAATACGATTAGTTACAAATGGTATAGCTGTATCATCTTTTATTGTATATTCACGTTTAGTACAAACTTTACCAATAGTTTCTATTTTTTTAAAACCTGTTTCAGTACATATTTCAGCACTTTGTTCACATATTTTCATTACATATAGATTATTTATATTTGTTCAAAATTAGGCTCGTACAGCCATAGAAACCTGTTAATTACGCATGATTTTTATAGAGTAATACAAATGTTCACCCATATAAAAATCATGCGTCTAAGAGCTTTATTTCACGTCTATCTGATAGTATATTTAAAGCATCTTTAATAGTAACACTACCTGTAAATTGTGATATAGCTAATGGTACATTATTTAATATATTACAAACATCATTATGGGTAAAAACATAACTATTTAAAACTAATGCACAATCTGTTTTAACTGTTTCATCAGTATCTGGATTAGTTACATTAATAACTTTATTAATAATATCAACTTTAGCTGTTCCAAAATAATAATATGAATCATCATCAAAAACATCATAATTAAACATTTTATCAACAGCATAAAAATATAAAGCTATAAGTTTTTGAAAAGAATTATCAGATATTTTAATATCATTTGTTAAAACAACCATTTACTATCATTAATATCAATATTAGCACCTTTATAATTATATTGCATAACTAACCATTCAAAATCAGCTTTGTTTTTATAAGCTTTTTTAATATGTTTAGAAGTTATAAAATTAGGTCTATATCTGCTATTTAAATAAATATATTTATGATACCATAATTTATAATCAAGATTTGCTATATCTGAAATAGTTAAAGTTTCATAATATACTTGTTTAAAACTATAATCATTATATTTTTTATAACAAAGTTTAGCATTGAAACTATTAGAAGTATAATAAGGAATAAAATAATTATGTTTTATATTTTCTAAATAATAATCTTTTATATTATTATTTTGTTTACCATTAATACTATAAATATATTCATTATAATCATATTTTAATTTATTAAAATGATAAATATAATTAGAATTAGCATTAATAAAATCATCATAAAGATATTTTATATTTGAATAAGATTTACTATTTATAGCACGTTGTAAATTATTTAAAGCTGTTAATTTTTTAAAACCTAAATCATACATATATTCTTTTATAAAATAAGATTCAAGTTTATTATTTCTAAGATTATCATCAAATGTATTATGAATAATTATAATTTTTACACTATGATTAACATAATCTCTAATATCATACTGATAAATATTTTGAATAGCATAATCATCTGTATGATATAAAACTATAATAGGTTTTTCTAAAATTTGTTTTAGAATAACTTTTGTAGGTTTATACAAAGTAGGATTTGTATAATATATCATACCATTTTCACAATGATAATAACAACCTTTTGCAGTTCTTTTAGTTCTACCACAAAAAGAAACTCCATAACTAAAAAAGTTATGGAGTAATTCTCTTTTGGTAAAAACTGTTTTAGTTCTTGCCATATTTACATTAATCTTTTAAGTCGATATAATAATTGAACAACACTTTCATCTAAACTATCTAAAATAGATTTTTGAAAACTTTCATTAAATACATTATACATACCTTTAATACGATTATGAAAATCTTCACAATATTTAATAATATTTACAGGATTTTCAACAGCATCTACTTTAATATTTAATGTACCATAAAGAGCAACTGATGTTTCAGCAAGTTCATCAATAACACCACTAACTTGGTCAATTCCTTGGTCAAGAGCAATATGTGTAGCATAACTACCAGAACCTGTAATTTCCCAATGATGAAGTTTTAAAGCTGTACGAAAAGCATATGCTTCTCCAATAAATTTAGCAATAGCAATAACATTTGTATTGCTTTTAGGTAAAACTAATTTTGCCATAATTTTAAAATATTTGATTGGTTATTCATAATCTCTTATTCCTATAACATTAGCATGAAATGGAATACCGTTTTTAGTACGTTCATAAAATTTAACTGTCACAAATTTACCAATAGGTTTATTTTCTAAAATTTTAACTTTTTCTTCAACAGTACCAGTTCCATTACATTCAAAAATTTCATCATTTATATCATTTTGAAGTTTATAAATAATAGTAAATCCAACTTTATCATCAGGATTACCTTTACTATAAACATCAATAACTTTAAATTCACTATCATCAAACTTTTTAAGTTTCATCATAGTTTTAGGTCTTTGACCAAAACAATATTCAGCATTAAAATCTCTAATAACAGCACCTTCAAAACCATCTTTAATATAATCTTCCATATAACTTAAAGATTGTTCATCACTAAGACATAAATCACTTTCAAGAAATATAATACTGGAATTTATAAATTGAGAATGAACATTAGTTTTTGTTACATTATTAAATCTAATAAATTCAGTAGATATTTTATCACGAAGTTTATCGCGTTCATAATTAGTTAATGTAGGAATAGATAAATCAAATATAACAAAAGATAATTTATTATGCAATTCATTATTAGGATTTCTTGCAGCACCACCTATGCTTGTAACAACTTGTGAATGTATGTATAGTTCACCGTCAAAAATAATATCTTGATAATTAAGATATTTTTCATAAAATCTATTAAATATATCTTCAATATGTTTTATTTTATATTCAAGACCTTCTTTACTACGAATAATAGTTTTAAAAGTTGGTTCAAATAAATCTGCACTATCTGTTTTATAATAACCTATTGTAGCACGAACACCATTTATTTTAGGTTGTATAATGCAAGGATAATTAAATTTACCTATTTGAAATTTTTGACATTTCATAGGTTTAATACAATTATTAGCATCAGTATTATATTTAGGTAAAAATCTATTTAAAACTTCATATTTATTACCAGACCAACCATTATATGGATAATCAAAAGATTTATCTTTAATTATATCTTTCCAAGATTTATAACCTTTTTTCTTTTGACGTTCATATATAGATTTTAATTCCTTAGTAGCTTGTTGATATGAAGTAGTTTCATTTCTTTTACCAATATTTTTAGGTTCACAAATATCTGAATAAGTTATAGTTTCAATTCCATTAACTTCACCATAAAAATATTTAAGTCTATATTTATAATCAACAACTTTATCTATAATAGCATACCATTGATATATTTTATTACCAATAGTACGTTTATATAATATTTCAATTTCTTGTCCTGTCATAATTTATTTAGTTTTAGCTTTATTTTCAGTAATTATAATATATTCAGGAAAACGAAGTTTTGTTAAAAGACAATCAAATGAATCTAAAGCAGTTCTATGATTAGTAAATTCATCTACATTAAAATCTTTACAACAAAAACATTTATATGATTCTGAAATACGTTTATCTGAATAATTTACAAGATTTTCATTACGAGGCATTATTTTATTAAGAACATCTTTAATATCTATACGTTCTTCTTTTGTCATTTTGGTAGAACCATATAATAAAATAGATTTAGGATTTATTTTAAATCTATCGATAAATCTATTTATATCTGCTTGTGTTTTAATTCTATCTAATTCTTTATCAATAATTTTGAAATCATCTTCATTTAATATATAAAGAACGACATCATTACCATTTTTTAAAGTGTTTATCTTATAACTCTTATAATTCATTGTTTTGAATTTGTTTAATTATATTTATAAATCGTTCATCAAAAACTTTATGTTTATGTTTTTTAAACATATCAGTTGGGTCTTTAGTTGCATAACCTTGTGAAAAATAAATAGGTTCTATATTAAAATCATCTTTTAAATATTTCATACTTTTTAATCCAACTTCATCAATATCTAAAAGACTATATATTTTTTTAGTACTACTATATTTAACTAATAAATTATATAAATCATTAGTTAAATGAATAGTTTCAGATGCAAAAGGTATAACTAATATATTACTAATACCATGTTTATCTAAATATTGATTAAATAATATCATATCTTTATATGCTTTAATAAGTATTATATAATCAACATATCTTAAATGATGAAGACATTCAATAGGACATTTATTATTAGTAATAAATTTAATATCTTTTTTATTTCTAAAAGGAAAATAAAATTTAGTTTTACCAGGATTTACATCATAAGCATAACAAGGGTCTGTACCTCTATATTTATATGGAGTTTTCCATTCATTTAAATAATAAGATTCAACACTATTGATATATTTATCAACATAATCACTTTCAATTCCATAAGTTTTAAAAACTGCATAATCAAGAGTGTTGAATCTTCGTTTTATATATGATATTTCAAGACTTTCTTTATTTATAAAACTATTTTCAATTTGTTTTTTAGTTTTAATTATTTTATTTTTATATGTACATCTATCAATTATATCTGTACAAATATCAATAAAATCTTCTGCATTACGAGAATCTTTATTAAGAACAAATCCAACAATTTCAAATATATCACCTCTATATCGAGAATCACCAAAATCACGTGCAATTAGTTTATTACCATAATATTTAAAACTTAAAGACGGATTTATATCATTACGAAGTGGATTTTGTATTTTATCATTAGGATTAGCTATATTAGCTATAATTTTTGTGATTGGAATGTTTAGATAGATGCTGTATATTAGTTTTTGGTCAATCTTCTCTAATATGTAGTCTTTAAGTTGCATAATCGTTGTGATTTATGAGAGCGTCCCGGTAGGGGAGCAGAAGAGATAACATGCGATAATTTTGAATAGGTATAAAAATAGTGGTTACAGTTGTAACACTGTAACCACTATCGTTACATCTTATAGAACTATCAAATTACTGATATTTCTTAAGAATATCATCTATTGCAGGGTCAGTATTAGCATCAACACCTGCATTAGATACAGCTTGTTCAGTTCCACCTTTAGCTTTACCTTTGGTTAAAACTACTGTTTCATTAGGTTCAAGCGCAATAGACGGATTTACATCAGGAAGTACACGTTCAACAAAACCACGACCTACAAAAGTAGGTATAGTAAGGAATTTTCCAGTCCTATAATCTGCAACAAGTTTAATATAAAGTTTTACACCTTTATACATAGGTTCATCACCTTTACCTTGAAGAAGGTCATAAAAGAATTGGAAAAATGCTTTAAATTGTTGAATACGAACTTCTACACTTGCTTTAGGGTCAATCGGAGGACATTTAGGAGAAAGTTCCATATCATATTCTTTAAGACCTTTATAAGCATTACAGATATGACGAAGCTGACCATAAAGACCTTGATACAAAGCCATAATAGTCTTAGTAGGAACTTCATCACCCTTATTATCAACAGAAGTTATAACCTTAAACCAATGTTCATAATAACGAGGTTTAATATCAGATTTAGTAGGAGCTTGTTTGAAAGTAATACGAAGAGCAGGAACAGTATGTCCAGCATATTCCCAATCACTTTCTACACCATTTTCATTAAACTTAGGAGTTTCAGTTTCTACAAGTTCAACTTCATCAATGGTACCAATACAAAGATTACCAATCTGAGGGTCAGGTTTAAAAGGAAGTCTACGTTCTACATTTTCTTCTGTAAACATAATAGCTGTTGAAGAAACTTCTTTTGCTTTTTTAGCATCTGCCATAACTTAAAATGTTTTATTAGATTAAAAAAGAGGTATTAATTTTATATTATTAATACCTCTTTAAATGATAGAAGTTTTTACACTAAAATTGGATTACAGAACTTCTTCTGCTTCTCCACCATCTTCACCTTCAGAACCTTTTTCAACAGGAACAATACGAGGAGCTTTAAGAGCAAAGAACTCAGGATATACAGTATCACCTATAGAAAGTTCAACAGCTGCACCATCTTCATCTTCTACACGTTCAACAAGATAACCTACTCGCTGTACAGCAAGAGTTGCAGTAAGCATAACTCCTTCTTTGTTCTTCTGAGTTTCAACTTCTTTCATAAGTCCTTTCTCAACAAGAGCATCCATACCAAGAGTAAGAGCATCAACTTCACACTGAAGCATTTTACTCCAAATACCAGAGAAATTAAACGTAAGAGGACGACCTGTACCTTTAGAATGCTGAGCAGAAGCAACCTTAGCACCTTCATCACTAACCGTTTTAGCTACAAAATACTTATCATCCATACCAGTAGCATCCGGATTTTCAAAAAGCATAAGATAATCTCCATCAGCAAGACCTATAATCTGAGAAGCAGAACCATTCATAGTAAATTTATTAATGGCAGTACCAGTCATAATTTCAGGACGAATATCATTAGAAACTTTCTGTCCTTTTACAGCTTTACGAAGATTCGAGAAGTTAAATTGAGATTTTTTCATTGTAATAAATGTTTTAATTTAATTTATTTTATAAATGATAGAAATGATAGAATGTATATGTTTAGTTAGACCATTGGGAGCATTTTATTAAACTTCTTCATAATCTACATCTTGAACATTTGTATCATTACCATTGATTTCACTATCAACATATAGACCATTAAGTTTATCACTCGCAATAATTCTTGCACCTAACATAATACTCATTTTAACAAGATGTGTTTCTGGATGTTTATTCCAATTATCTTTACCTTTAACTTCTTCTTTATCAGAATTAATTCCATGATAAAGACCTGCATCAATAGCTTGTTGTAAAGTATATGGAATAGCAATAGATTCTTTACCTCTTGTAAGTTTTACTAAAGCACGTTTTGTTGTTAAACGTTTTACAGGTATTTTTCCATCTTTAAGAGCTTGTTCCAAATTAGTTCGAGAAATACCAGTATTAATAACAACGTATTCATCTTTATTAGAATTATCAATGTTTACTTTTTTACCTTCATCAAAACCACTTGCTACAAAATATTCAAAATAAGGAGATGAAGCATCATCAATAATTTCACGACGAACACCTGCATCAGTAAGAACTTTATTTACAACATGAATACCTGTATAAACAAGTTCAGCTTGAGATGTTTTAAAAACATAAATATTTTGTAAAGAAGCAATAGGGCTTAAACCTAAATCTTGACCTCTTTTACATTTAATCATAGCTTCTCTATTGAGAGTACGACCAAGAGTTATAGATTCCATAGGTTTAAACCCTAATTCATTACCCAAAAGTAAACAAGTTACAATAGCGTTTTTATTGACAACTTCTTTTGTAATTCCATCTTCGTCTACTTTATCTTTAAACGGAGCATTGTAAATAGAAGAACCAGCTATATAATCTGCTAATTTCTCTGCTTGTTCAAAAGTAGATATTTCTTTTACAGATAATGCTACTGTATTATCACTTGTAGCTTTTTTAACAATACCTTCTGATTTTGACTTATTTTCAGTCGTATCTTTCAGTTCTTGTTTGTTGTCTGTTATTGTATCATCTTTCATAGGACAAATGTATATTATTTAATTTATATATGCAAATAAAATATCATAAAATTTTATTCTATTTGCTCAATATTTTGTACCCATATTGGCATAATTTGAGACTGCGATTGCCGCATAATTAGTTTCTTTTTATCTTGACTTAAAACTTCTTTATCATCTATTTTAAAATCATCAATATAAAGATTAACAATAATACAAACTTTATTAGGATTTGCATAATCATAAGTTTTACCACGTGCAACTTTTTGGTCATGTGTATTAGGATTAGTAGAACCACCTGTTGTAATTATCATTTCAATGTTTTCAATAGTAGTTCCTTCAACTAAAGATTTAGCAGTAAATAGATATTTATAATCTCCATTTTTCATGCCTTCAATAGCAAGTTTCTTTAATCCTATTTTACCAAATGTTTTAGGTTCACCTTTTAAAGTTCTATAATAATCACCTGTTTCTTTATTTATAACATATCGTGATTCAATAGCACTATGATATGGTATTCCATCAGTTGGATAATGGTCTGCAAGTTCATCAACCATAGCAATAGATTCATTAAAACAAATAGTAGGTAGATTAAACCTATCTAATAATTTGATAACACAATCTTTTTTAGCACGATTATGAATTAAAATATCATTTCTACTTTTAATATAACTTTTGAATATCTTAGCACGTTCATAAATATTATCAGGATTCCAATACTTATCAAGTTGTTGATTATATTCAACTGTCATATCTAAATCTTTATTCCAACCTTGTAAATCAGCACACATATTTCTAAGAACAGTAGGTTTTATAAAATTAGTTCTACCATTTTTATCTTTATATGTTTTGCCAACAAAACAAGATAATAATAAAGCAAAAGGAGAATCAAACAATTTAACCCCTAATGTAGTATTTATACGATTTTGAACACCATTAAAAGCTGAAAGACTTTCACTAATTAGTTCAGTAAATTTAGCATATCGTTCTTTTTCATTTTCATCAAGTTCAACAGCTAAATTATATTCTCTATAATCAGCAATCCATTTTTCTTTAAGAGCTTCATTTTCACCAATATAATCTATTACAGGACAATTTAAAGCATTTAATTTTGAATTATCAATTTTACTTAAAACTGCACCTGTAAGAGCAAGCATAAATTTAGATTTAATCAAAGCTATATGATTATATAAATCTAAATTAAGTAATTTATGAACTTCATCTATAATTAAAAGATAACATTCATCGTGATTACCACTCTCTTTAATATGATTCAAATAAGAATTAAAAGTATAAACTTTAGTATTCTCATTAACAACCATATTTTGTTTAGCATTTTGTAAAGTTATATCATTAGGTACAATAATAATAATTTTACAATCTGGAACTTTATAATTACACCTTTCAGATATAAGTTGAGCTACACGAGTTTTACCAAATCTCATTATAAGATTTAATGTACCTCTACCAAGATTATTCTTCCATTTATTAATACAAATTTCTTGTCTTTCTGATTTTGTCATATCAATAGTATTTTAAAATGGAACATCATCATCTTGAGTAGTTCCATTCATTATAGCTTGTACATAATCATCTTCACTTTTATAACCTAATTCTTCCCATACAGGAACTTGTTTTATTTCAACAGGTTCAATAACTTCAACAACTTCATTTGTATTACTAAATAAATCTTGTTTTTCAAAATCATCATCTCCAAATAAAGTAGTTTGATTATTAATTATACCTTTAGTTTTATAATTCTTACCATTTATAATTTTATTACATTCTTGTTTATAATAACTAAAATCGAGATTATAATTATCTTGATAAATATAATCATTAAAGGGTTTTAAATTATAACCAGCAATAATTCTTAATTCTTTTTTACCATTTCTCTCTTTTTTAAAAATAGTTCCACCACCAGATTTAACTACATAAAACCTATTAGATTTTTGTAATGTTGTATCAACAACTTTACTATTTTCAATGTGTCTATAAATAACTTTAAATTTAGAATCTGTTTTTTGACTAATACAATAATCATAGATAGCTTCTGGTGAAGTATGAATATGATTCTCAATAGTTTCTGTATATGGAATACCATATATAAGAAATCTATTAAGAGCTAATGGAACAACAGGATTAGCATATCCTTTATTAAAAGATATATCTTCAATAAAAAGACCTTTACGCTTTATATAAATACCTTCTAATTCTTTGATATTAGCTTCTGTTTTATCTTGTAATAAATCATAGGCTTCTTTAAAACCTTTTTTGATAGCAATATAGTTATTAACATCATTACGAAGATACCTTTCATAATCTGTAAATTCAAGTTCAAAATTATTAGCTTTTTCCCAATTAGAACAAATATCTTTATAAATTTGTTCTTGTTCTGGTTTAAATTTACTAACAATACCATCAGTGTTAGCTGAAATAACTTCTATATCATTAAGTTCTAAATCTTCTATTAACATAAGTAATATCAATTGAAGATTAATAGTAACTTTATAAGTACATTGTGGGTCATAAAGATAATCATTAATATCTCTAAAAGCACCATACATTCTATTAATAGCAATTTTAAGTCCTTCTGCTTTAGTAGTATATGCTTTAGATTCATTCATATATTTATGATACAATTCATCATATTCAGCTTCTTTAACTTTATCTTTATTTAAAGCAGATAACTCTTTTTGTTTAAGAGCTTCTTTAGCTTTATTTTTGAAATCATTTGCTGTATGTTTTGCGTCTACACGTGTGTCTTTAGTATAGCCTACAGTTGCTCTAAAAGGATTACGTTGTAAATGATTAGGATAAACATCTAATGTTAGAATACCATTTGGATAATAAGAAGCAACATCAGCATCTCTATAAATATATCCATCAATATTATCATAAATTATAGGTTTATCTTGACTATGTAATCCACCTAATGCAAGAGTATATGCTTTACCATTAAATCTAACATCATGTGCAAATTTATCAGATTTAACTTGTGAACCTACAACAATTGTTTGATTTTTAATAGTATTTAAAAGATTTTGTAAAATAGGAGTTTTAAATTGAATGCGTTGAGATATTATATTATAACATCTAATTTTCCATCTATCTGTTTTAGTATTTACAAAATCTTTTTTATCTATACCACTAAATTTTTCATACAAACTTGTAGTAATAGCTTTACCGATAGAACTTCTTGATAAATTTCTAAAATTAATATCAAATTCTTTACTAAGATTTTCACGTAATTCTATTTCGCCTTTTTGATTACGTTTAAGCATTAAAGTTATAAGAACATCATTGACATTATAATCATTAATATTAAATATATCTTCTTGCTTAATAGGTTCATCATAAGGTAATGGTAAATCTTGAATACGATACCATTTTAAACAAATAGCAACTTGTTTTAATGAAGTAAATGTTTTATCTAAATAAAGAATCTTTTGAATATCATAATCAGTATAAGGACGTTTATAATATTTTGTAAAATCTAAAAGTTTATAATAACCATTACCAAATTCTATACATTTTACAGAATGTCTAAAAAGATACTCTGTAATATGACATAAGGCTTTTTTATGTTCACCTTTTACATCAACATATCGACTATTATAAATAAGTATATCAAGCATATTTCTATCATAATTATTACTATTATAACCAGTAATAATTTTATGACTACTGAAAAAATCAAGAATTAAATCTAAATCATTTCTAAATGCTTTACTATTTATATCTTTCCATATATAAAATTGTTTAACTCCAAAAGTCTGTAAAAGTTTAGCTTTATCATTTTGAAGTTCATCATATTTAGATTTATCCAATTTTATAACTTCATGTTTATGAGCTAAAAGTTGTTTATCAATTTTTATATATGTATCAATAACTTGTTGAGGTATATCTTCTGGAATAAAAGTCACTCCAAAGAAATTAGGAAATATTTCGACATCATAACAATAATTAGTTGTCATATCTTATTATATTAAACGTGCATAATACACATTAAGTTTAGCATAAATATCACTTATTAATTTAAATGATTTATCATACTCTTCAAATGTTTTATTTTTAATAATATAAGCAGGTGAATATATTGGTATCATAATACTATTAGCATAAGCAATTGGTTTATTTACTATATGTTTCATATTATAATATTCAATATCTTTTAATTGTTTATAAGCAAAACCACCTACTGGTATAATAAGTGTTGGTTTTATGAGTTTAATATCATTAATCACATTAGGTTTACATTTATTTGCATAATAATCCATTGTTTCAGTACAATGACATCTTATGATATTAGTTAAATGTGAATAATAATCTAATTTATAATTATTAATATATTCTCTAAGTAGTTTATTAGAACGACCTGTAAATACATCATTATTTTTAACATCTGAGATAGTAGGACTATCACCTATAAAAATGATAGGTTTCATCCCTTTTGCTCCCCTACCGGGACACTCGCGGGCAAATAGCGACAAATAGCAATTTTGGCACGTGGGCTTGTCCATATTAAACTTTTATATTGTTTTGAATACTATGTACCATAACATATAGAACGTTTGTCAGAGAGCCTAAAAATAGCCTATTTAACATTATATTAGTATCGTATAATAGCTTTATGTTTAGCTCTACTAAGTGCAACATAAATAAGTTTATTACGTATATCTTGTTCAACTTGTCGCATACCATTTGCAGTATTATAATAAACTATATTCTTTAAATCAATAGCTATATTATCAAAAGTAGAACCTTGTAATTTATGAGTAGTTAAAGCATATCCATAATCTACATCTTTTTTAACTATCTTTTTACTATCAGGAAGTGTAAAACTTTTAAGAGTTAGATATTTATTTTTAAATTTATAATAAACATACCAACCACTTTTAACACCACTAATAGCACGATTATGTAAAAGATTTAGAATATTAAGATATTTATTAAAACTTTCATCTGTATGGTCAACTATTAAAAATGGAGATGTTATTCTACCATCATACATAGATTTAAGATTAACAGCAAAAGTTTTAATACCCTCATCACTTACATAAGGTCTAATATCTTCAATTATATAGTCTTCTGAATTAAGAATTATAGGGTTTCTAAATTCATCTACAATTGTATTATAAGATGTAAATAAATCATTTATATTTATAATATCTACATTTTTACCAATAAAATTATCTCGAATAAAAGTATTCCAATAAGATATAGCATTGTTTGTATAAGTAGTTAATCTAAAATAATCAATATTAGTTATAAAATCATCACTTTTAAATATATCTAAAATAGTTTTTTTAAATTCTATTAAAGGAAGTATTTCATAACCAACATCACCTTTTATATTACTACGATTAGTAATAATATATTCAAGAAATTTATTAGTTTTATTTTTTATATCATATCTTAAAAGTATAAATAATTCAAGAAGAGGATTACCTTTTTCTTGTCTTACTATATCAGTTAAGACCACTTTATTTTCAACAGCAGCAAATGTAGGAGATATAACTTCATTAACAGGTGGTAACTGTAAACTATCTCCAACATAAAGTATCTTAGTATTAAAATCTTTAGCTCGTTGTCTATTTAAACGAAATAGACTACTATTAATCATAGAACATTCATCAATTATAACAAGATTATAATTTTTAATAGTAGGTTCACCTAATGGGTCAAATTGAGGACGTTCTATATTAAAATTAGCTAAATCAGTATTAGGTTTAAGACCATGTAAACTATGCAAAGTCTTACCTTTTCTACCAACGTTATTTTCAAGTACACGAAGAGCTTTATGTGTAGGTGCAGTAACAACAAAACTTTTATCAACTACATTTTCAATAAAATATTTAAGTAAATATGTTTTACCTGTACCTGCAAAACCTTCAAGTGTACACTCTAATTCTTTACTATGATACCAATCAGCAAGTTTATTAATAGCTTGCTCTTGTGATTTATACAACTTATCATCTTTAATATCAGCTTTTGTAGCTTTTTGTAAATCCATATATTAATAAGGTATTTCAATATTAGTCAGATGATAAGTCTGAATATGATTAAACATTTCTTCAACAGCTAATTCATAATATTCAAAATTAGCTTTATCTGTACTATTAATAGAGATACGTTTATGTTCTATATCACCAAAAGGTGTATAATCTCTAATAATATATTCATAAAAAGTAATTTCTATACCTGTTTTAAAAACTGATATAGAAAATTCATTTAAAGTTATAAACTGTTTAGATATAGATTCTTTAGTAAAAAGTTCTTTAAAGCTAATATTACGACTTTTAAGATAAGCATTAAGAACCTCTAATATTTGAGGATACTTTGCAATTCTTTGTAAAATCATTTCTTTAGCTTTAATTTAGATTTAAAATATTCTGCATTCTTTTGATTAACATAATCAATATCTAAAACAAATTTATCATCTATTATTTTACCTTTAACCTTTTGTTTAGGTCGAATAATAGACCAATATTTAATAGTAATATCAGTACGAGTAGTAGGACTATGTCGCATTTTAATAGACCATGGAGTTTGTTTATCATTATCAGGATGAGCATAAACATGATAAACTTTATTTAAATCTTCATGATTTATAAAAATAGGTATTTTATTATTATCAACTTCAACATAAAAAATATTATCAATAAAAAGAGCATCCAGTGCTTTACCGGATGCTCTTTTTCTACCACTTGTATGATTACCTTTTCTAACTACGACTTTTTGTAGATTGAATTTCATAATCTTATCTATTACAATATGGGCATTTAATATGTGCAACTACCATAATATCTGTATCACCAATTTTTCTAAATTGTCTACGTCTAAGCATAACATTTGTACCATTGATGTTTACTATATATGTATATTTTTTATTGGCTTTACTTTTAATTTCAAAAAACCGTTTTGATTTATCTAATAGATTATGTCTATCAATAACATCAATATCAGTAATTTCAATAGTTTCGCCAACATTAACAACTTTATTTATTTCATCGAGTGTAGCTTCAAATACACAAGATTCTCCATTTAAGAAAGCATCTTTTAATGTTTCATAAGTTTTTCTTTCATCTGGAGCATCAGTTGTATATTTAGCAGGTGAATTAAGTGCTTCTACAAGTAATGAATAATCACCATGAACTATTGAATATTCTTTGTTTTTATAAACTGCTATAAATTTTAAAATATTATTACTTGCAGCGTCTTTATCAACAGTACTACCATCATCAAGAGTAACAGATGTACCATTAATTTCAGTAATATAATTAAAATTATTATTTATAAAAACATAAAAACCAACTTTAGGTTGAGTAGAAATAATAATATGTTTAAGTGAAATTTCCATAATATTTATAATGTTTTAAGAAATTAATATTTGATTTATAGTTATATCTTCTGGATTAATAGCTGTTAGATGTTTTATTAAAGTATGTTTAATTACATCATTGAATGTGATATTTTTATTAATATCATATAGGATAGTAGATTTTTTAATAGATAATTCTTTAGAATCTGATATAGTGTTAGATAGATATTTAAAAGTATAAACAACTTTAATTCTAATACAATTTTCTGATTTAGTTAATTGTGATTCTGTAATCCAATGTGTATTAGAACCAATACGAACCAAAATACGATTATCAACATCATTTTGTTCTATTTGAATAACTTTACCATATCTACCTCTACTTGTAACAACTAAATCACCTTGTATAATATTCATGTAAATGATAGATTAATTAATTTGTTTAAAACCTGTGCAATTATTAGTTTCATAAATACTATCTTTAATTTGTCGTTGATATAATTGACAAAGATAATAATTTGTAGTAGTATCTTGTTTTTTCTTACTTCTCATTTTAATACAAACTGAGCAAGAATGAACATTACCTTTAATAATAGTTTTCTTTTTAGCCATTATACATTTTAAATAATATTTAATAGTTATACAATAATTGTACCTACAACAGGACTTGAACCTGCACGAACTATTACAGTTCAAGGGATTTTAAGTCCCTCGTGTCTACCATTCCACCATGTAGGCATAAAAAATACAGTAACATCTATAACATTTAAAAGACACTAAAGTTTAATATATTTATCTTTAATGTTATAAGATGTTACTGTTATATTTAAGACAGTTTAACCTCAAACTGTCTTAGCCGAATAACTTCGTCAAGTTATTTACTATTACCACTTTTTATCATGGACTTACTATCAGCATTAGATAGACACTTCGTGAAACTTCGATAAGTTAGCTACTCTTATCTGCACATTAAGGAGGTTCTTAATGAATACAACTCAAATGAATGGAACAAGAAAGAGTTGTATTTTATTTATTATTTTTATATTCTTTAAGTATTTTACTCATTTTACGTTTAATATCATTTTGTTTAGAATATGCTTCAACTTCCCAAGGAGCTTGTTTATCATATTGTTCAACAAAATAATCTTCATTTTTATATTTAAAATGTTTATAAGCAACACGTTTTAATTCATGTTTTACATATTGTTTAAAATGAATAATTTCATGTGCAATAACAAGTTTTAATGTAGGTTTAGTTTGTTCAGTATCAAGGAATAATTCATATACATCATTAGGAGTAAAACCAGTTTCAATAAAACCTAAAAAATTACCTTTTATATGTTTAGGTATTTCTTTTATTTGAATAGTTATAGAACGAGATTTATAAATATCTAATTCTAATACTTCAATTGCAGCTTTAACTGTAGTTATAGCCCAATCAGATAATTTATCTGGTTTTATATATGATTTTATATGTATCATAAATTATTTGCTTGTAATATGTGATGAATTAAATTAAAAATAGGAATATCAAGACAATCATCTTCATCAGCAAGATTTACACCATCTATAACATTAATATTTTTATTAAATAAATCTTCAATAATAATAGTTATATCAGATGTATAATCTAAAATATCTCTAAGAATAACATTTTTTAAATCAATATCTGAGAGATTTACAGAAGAATAATCTTGTAGAGTATCAATAATGATATTCTTTACTTTATTATAAGATTTCATAGTAAAAGTATTAAAATTAATATTTGATTTATTTGTAATTCTATCAGGACTCGAACCTAAACTAACAGAACCAAAATCTGCTGTGCTACCATTACACCATAGAATTATTAATATTTCAGTGTTTATAACCACACCGTGAACTCCACTTTTTAGAGTTATCACATATTACTATAAGCCAGTAATATCTACTGTTTTTACAAGGGCTTATCTTGTATTATCAGTAATTTAATTTTAATATTTTTTAATCTTTGCAGTAAAATGAGGAATATGTTTTACAGTTCCATCTGCACATTCAATATGTTGAATATATGCAACTTTACGACCTTTACCTATTCTACCTATTTTAAATCCATAAAGAATTGAAACATTTTTAGGATTTCTATATTTTGCATATGTATTTGGCATAATATATTTAATTGTATTTATAATTCGACTACAAGTATATAATAATTTTAAATAATAAACAAAAATTTTAACATATATTTAATCAATAGTAAAAGAAGTAGTAATTGTAATAGTTTTTAAATTACCATTACAATTACTACAAACATCCTATCTAACATCAATCAAATATACTTATTTTGTTTATCATAAAAAATTACTTTACCATTTTTAGTACCAGCAATTAATTTATAACGAGTTTTTGTTTTCATTGTAGTTGTTTTATAAGTTTATTTTTAAGTTTAATAAATTCTTTTCTTGTATCTAATGTAATTTCATACATAGAATTTGTCGTACCTGTTTGACAATAAATTGAAACAACATATTTATTTGTTGTTTCATTCATATAATATTCAACTTTTATAATTGAATGTTTACTAAAAACTTTATTTTTAATAAAAATAAAATCTCTATGTTTACGAGTTTTTAAATAATCAAAAACTGTAAATATTGCAGCAATTATAATAAATGTAATTGCAGGTAGTAAAAATACTGAATTTAAAATTGTTTCCATATTTAAATAATGTTATAAAAGAAATAGTTTATACTATTTCAATTTGTTATTAATCTAATCAAAATAAAAGTGTGATTTTTAATATTACAAATATAGTATAAACTATTTCTTATAGTTTAGAAGCTATTTGTAGTGCTTGTTTTATTTTATCTGATAAATCTTTTGTAGAATTACCAGATATTTCATCTATATCTTTTAATGGTAGAACTTTTACTTCTTCATCACCTTCTTCAATGTTTACAAGATATGGTGAACATCCCCAAGCAGATGTTGTTTTTAATCCAAATTCGGTAACCGGTTTACAAATGTTTATTGTAAAATCACCATTATGATGAGCTGAAACTTTAATGGCTAATTCTCTTCCTTTTGGTGTTTTAACTGGTATTATCATAATGTTTATTATTTAATATGAATAAATTATTCCTAAAAGACTTAATATAAATAATGATAAAAATACTATTTCTAATATTATAGAAAATAATACTTCTATATTATCTTTTGGTAATCCTTTAAATCTTCCTGCTACAAAAGTTATGTATAATGTAAAAAATATAGATGTCGATAATATAAATATAATCAATAACATAGTTTTATTTATTTAAGAATTCGATAATGTATTATAAAACATATAAGCTAAAGAAGTTATAAATAAAAGTAA